AAGCGGGGTTGTACTTCTTCATGGTGTCGTATATCGCATCGTTGAGGAATAAATAATCGGGCAAGTCCATAAAGTTACATTGCTCATCATTAGGGTCCTCAAGAGAGGTGATAGGCTCATCTTGGTAATAATAGATACTAACCAATAGAGTCTTACGCTGTATCTTGTCGGGTTTCATAACCTTCCCATCTACTACCTTAGATAGGTAGTGGGGAACAGACAGAACGAGGAACTATCAGCAGCCTATCCACTTGGCTCTGTATTACCACAACGAGCTAACTGGGATCTTAGGGCGTAGAGGTCTTGCGACATACCGGGCTCATCAAGGCGTCCAATCGTTGTGGGAACGAGCATCCCTCTAACCTATGGCCTCCTGTTAGCAGGGCCATAAGCGGTAATACTGCAGGGGGTGTCGTGTCCTGTCTGCTCTCCAATAACCATCTAGGACATAGATAAGGGGCGGGGATTTGACTCCCCACCCCTTACCTACTATAGGAAGGCAGAACATTTGTCATCCACTAGGTTGATAGCCCTCACCGACTAGCGTGATACTTGGCTAGTAATCGGAGGATTGACACCCCACACAGCAGGGCTATTTCTTGTGCTATCCAATGGACTAGGGCGCTAACCCTTCCACCGCCCACAGACTAGAGAGCCTGTGAGCGATAGGAGTGTTAGCAACACTCTTACCTGCTAATAGTGAGCCACCCCCACCGCTAGCCTGGCCGTGCTGATACACAGCCCACGGCTAACGATGTAGTGGCCTAGAACTATTAGACTAGTGCTTCCACCCGTGATGTATGGGTGACTAGTGTCTGTAGGTCAGACACCAAGTTTGCGATAGCCAACTCGTCCTCATCGGATAGAGTGCGACCATCAGCGACCATCTTACGGAAAGACTTGACGCTATTGGTTAGCGCCTCGATCTTACGCTCGATGGCTGTATCTTTGAGCGAGGTCTTACGCTCAATGTCTGCCTTAGTGATGTTGGTCTTGGTGACCAATACATTACCCTCAACCATGAGGTTGTCCAACTCCTGACGGAAGTTGTTGGCGTATCGGCGGGCTTCTCCCACCTCAAACGCATACTCCACCATGAGGTAGAGGGCGTAGGCAAACACCAGAGGCTCAACCTCTGGCTCGTCCTTGCTCGTGCGTGGTAGCAGAGCAACGATGTCGGCAGGGTTAGGGCACTTATGACCCTCCTGCCCAGCGAGTTCAGTTAGGGACAATAGGACACGCTCCGTGCCCTTAGTGCCCCGCTCGCTGGCTTTCTCAATAACTAGGTCAATGAATGACATAGGTATCTCCTTAGTGATACCGCATTACTGCGGGCATGGCGATTTGCCAATGCGTGTCGGCAGGGGGAGTCGCACCCCCTACCGACCCATCACATTGGAAGCAACAAGAAATGCGGTAGCATAGACATGCTACCGCCCTAGTGTCGGGCTCTACCTTACTAGCCGAGCCATAATGACGCGCTTATTTTACTAGCGACCTGTCAATGTCTGAAATGTCCGTTTTGTCCCCCCCGCACCTTTAGTCCGAAATGTCCGATTTTCTAGCCAGGAGAGATCCACTAGCAGCTATTTAAATAGTAGGCAGTGGCCCTAAAATTTAAATTGGGGGGTTATGGGGTCCCAAAAGGTAAAATTTCGTGATCTGAGACACAATTCAAAAATTTTCAGGGGAATAAAACGGGGGGCAGTGGCCTTATACTGGGTACGCATCTGCCGTTTGGGGATGCCTAAACTAACTTGCTTTAAGGAGTTAAAGTGATACCTACATTCAACACTTCATTCAAATCTGCAAATTCTTGCGTACCATTCACTGCTTGGCCATGGATGGTCGGCTTTGAGAGACAAATCGACACCCTAGCTCGTATGAGCGAATCTATGGGTCGGGGGTCTTCATATCCTCCATACAACATCGTTAAGCACGGTGAGGACACCTATACGGTGGAGATGGCTGTGGCCGGCTTCACTAAGAAGGAGATCGCTATCCAGCTAAAGGATAACGTCCTAACCATTGAGGGATCTAAGGCTGAGAAGCGTGATGACGAGTTCGTCCATCGCGGGATCGGCATGAGAGACTTCAAGAGCGAATTCGTCCTGGCTGACTATGTGGAGGTCGCTAAAGCCTCCTTCGTCGACGGCATCCTCTTCATTGACCTGGAGCGCCGCATCCCTGAGGAACATAAGCCTAAGGTTATCGAAATAGCGTAGCTACACCCCTTTCCCCGCCGTTTTGGTATATACTTCTGCTAAGGTCGGTTATCGGTTGGGCCGACAGCCCGTGGTATGGTGATTAAGTCCTTTCTGCTTTCGTCTCTTGGGTCAACATACGCGACGGGCATCTATAATAGCCAAAGACGAAAGGGCTGTAGATGACGACGTTAGTAGGTGTGCAAGGCGACGGATGGTGTGTTCTCGGATCTGAATCCAGAGCATCACTTGATAGCGGACGACTATTAGATACCGCTACCCCAAAAATTGTTGAGAACAACGGCATTCTTATTGCTGGTGCTGGTGCAGGACGCGGATCTAACTTAATGCATTATGGTTGGAAGCCAGCAAAACCCCGCGTTAATCAAAACTTAGATGAATGGATGAGCGTTCAATTCATCCCGCAAATGCGTCTTACATTCATGGATGCAGGCTATGACATGAAAGAAGAAGGCGAGTTCGCCTCTCACGACTCAGAATTCATCATTGCTGTACACGGTGTTATGTACATCGTCTTTGAAGACTACTCCTGGGATAGAGATGCTAGAGGCTTTTATGTAGCCGGCTCTGGAGGAGATTACGCTCTAGGTGCACTTGAGGCTTTAAACTACAACAAATGTACTGACCCTAAGTCCGCCGAAAAAGTGGTTAGGAAGTCTATCGAGATTGCTAAGAAGCACGATGTATATTCAGGTGGGACTGTTCGCACTTTCATACAAAGACGATAGCTCTATACTCCATCTGTGCATAAAAAGAACCATCAATTTAAATCGCCCAAGAAAAGAAAATATGTAACTGCGGGCGTTTCCCTTCCTGCTTTGCCATATTACTATCTTTGGTATGGTGGAACTAATTTTATGGCTCCCTACGGTGGTCCCGGAGGAGCAAATGAAACCGCTCAAAACGATTTTGGAAAGGATTCCACTAGTGGCACAGGCACAGATGGATCTTCTGCAGGAGGAGACGGCGGAGGCTCGGCTTCCTGAAACCTGCGATTCCTGCAGCGCTAAGGCGCTGATTCGCTGTTCTATGCCGTTTGGGACTTTATTCTTCTGTATGCACCATTACAATAAACATGCTACGGCGTTAAAACAAAAGGGAGCAAAAGCTACCCCGTTATTTTGAAAGAAGGAATAAATGGCAAAACAGCCCTTCCGTTCAGGTGGATTCGGCCCAGATGCTACAGGTGGCAGCAGAACAGGTAATCTTCTAGCTGGCCTCGGTAAATTCGCAATCGATTCGATTAGCGGAAAAAGAAATATGCTTTTAAAGCAATACGATCGCGCAAATGAAGCAAGTATGAATCTTGCAGCTGATCGCATTGGTCGTGATGAGATGATGAAATTAATCCCTACTCTTAAAGACCAAAATGTAAAGAGGTTTGGGCGTCAAGGTATGGAGTTTCAACCAACATATACGCCTCCAACTCCTAAGCCTGGTTCAGATAAAAAAGGAACTAAGGGCAAGAGCGGAGCTAAACCTGAAACAAAAGGTACTACCACTAACACCCCAGAATCTACTCCAGATACTTCTACATCAGATATGAAAGATACCGGTAAGAAGTCGGGAAAAACCCCTAGCGGTAGAAAACCATATGTAACCAAAAAAGAAGTTTCTGAGGCTGTTACTAGCGGAAAGATTAAGGAAGCCGAAGGTCTTGGCCTTAATAAGGCTTATGATTCTATGGTTGCAAAACGTGAAGATAGTGCTGGAAAAATGGATACTACTCCTAAAACTAAAAAGACAACAAAGTCAAAGAAACCTTCACTTCCTAAACCAAAGGCAAATGGAAATATTTCTAGTTCTAATGGTAACAAGAAGGGCGGCATGTAATGGCTAAGCGCAAACCAAGCCCTAAGGCTACCTACACCTATGTTCCTGACGAGAAAGCTCCTGTTAAGAGCAAGCTTCGCGGAAAAACTGGCGGCATAAAGAAAGAAAAAACAAGTGCTGATAAACCAGCAAGTCGTAGAGGTATTGTTGATCCTCGTGAAGGAAAACAAAGCGACTTCCGTAGTTATAAGAGTGCTGACGAAGTTAGGGCAGAAAACGAAGGTGTTCGCCTAAAAGAAGCTGCTGAAGTAAGAGAACGAAAAGCTGCAGACAGAGAATTAGGTGCACAAAACCTATCTGATCTACCTGCATATAAGAAAGATAAGTTTGCAAGCAGAAAAGCAGAGCTTGAAGCTTCAATCTCTGAAACACCAATGCCTTCTAGCCCACGTCCAAAGAGAAAACCAATGCGTGCCGTTGCTGCAGATAAGGCAGCTGGCCCAGCCATTGTTCCAGGACGCGGAACTGCCCCAGGAACTCCACCTGCAAAACCAGATCGTGGCGCTGAATTCGGCGGAGCTATGGTCGTTGGTAAAGGTGCCGGCGCTCCAGATGCACTCTCCGGAGGTTATGCTGGGTCTAAAGTAGGTGTAAAAAAAGAACCAATTACAGTAAAAAAGAAGAAAAAAGATGTTCCAGTAACTACTGCTGCTGGTGTACCTATGACCAGAGAAGTACTTACCTCCGCACCAAAAATTGAAGCAACTAATTCAGAAACACGCGAAATGCGTAGTGCAGGAAGCATTAAAGAAACTAGACGCAAAGCAAAGCGCAGACTTCCTGGCGGATTAAAGACTACTGAGTACCGTCCTATGGATATTGCTGGTCGCTCTACAAGTGGCGAGCGCAAGCGCAAACGTGCTGCGGCAAAGCTTGCTAAACGCATTGCATCAGGAAAAATAAAACTTCCATCAAAGATTGGTGAGTCAGCTCTTGCTGCTCAAACTCTTGATAGAGAAACTGCTCAAGCAAAAAATCCTAAAGCTACTGTATCAGTACCAAGCATGAGCGAATATACCTACTCACATGAAGCTATGGCTCAAGAACTTGCTCGTGTACATTTCCCGGATCACAGCGCTACAGAGATTATGGATTATGTAAAACATAGCGGTTCAGATATGCCATCTTTCCATAGGCATGTTACTGAAGCACACTCGGCTAGTACTAAAAAAACAAAAGTTGGCCCTCCAGGTAGCAAAATGACTCGTTCTGCCGGAAAGATAACCCGTTGGAGTATCGACCCTTCTAGTGGAGAGTACAAAGAGTCTCGTAGCTATGAGGGTTGGCATCAAACAAAGACCCGTGATGAACAGGGCAGAAATATAAAAGTATATAAAAAGTTTAGAGCTCCTAAGGGTTCTTTGACCCATACTGAGTATTTAAACGCTCAGATTCACGCGCACAAAGAACGTAAAGCTATGGAGGCGCAAGATACTCGTGAGGCCAATCGTCAACGTCGTCAGGATAGAGCTACATCTGCTCTTACTGCTGCTATGAGTGGCGGAGAAGCTGCTCCTAAGACAGAGCGTCCACCTCTAGGCACTGGCGGTGCGTACATCAGCACCAAGCCTGTTGAAGGTGGAGGGACAACTTCTGAGCGTGTACCTCGTAAGCGTCCTAAGTTTGTTGAAGTTAAGAAGCCTAAGAAGCGTCTTAGCTTAGATTAAGACACGTTTATGGCAAAAAGACGTAACAAAGCCACTACTTCTGGAGCGATCCACGACAGAACTGCTAAATCAGCGCGTCCGTGGAACGATCCAGAAGTTGTAGCTGCTAATTCTTATCATGGAATGGGCAGGCGAGGCTTTGGAAGTTACAAAAAAGTGCACGAATTCGAGAACACCATCGAAGATAAAGGCATTTTAGAGTCAAAAGACCGTCTTACTTGCCGTCCTTGTGGTCAATTTAAGACAAAGTGTGGCTGCTAATGTACTGCGAGCACGTTTATAAAAATTTTGGGACAAAAATATGCCCCAAATGTGGCAAAGATACCCATGAGGTAGACTGGGCTCTTCAAAATCAGCTTGCTAGGGAGTGGAAAAAAGCCAACCCGAACGCAAAATACGAAGGATGGTGGTCCATTTGAGTAGCGGAAAGTTTAAACCACACCATGGTTTTAACAAAACACAGATAAAAGACGGTTGGATCGTACGTCTTCGCAAAGATGGAACTATAAAAGCTAAGCTAGAACCGTATCCAAGGGTGAAAAAGAATGGCTAAGACATTTAAAGCTGACGGAGAAAAGCATACAGTCAAGAAAAACAAGAAAGGTGACGTTATTGTCGACCATGCCGGTAAGAAAGGCAAGTACGACAAGATTAACCTAACTAAAAAAGCTGGTGCTAAAACTGTTGCTCAGGGTGTAAGAGCTACGAAAGTGTGGCACAGAAAAAATGGCTAAACAAAAAGTAGTAGGTGAAGGCAAGGAGTATAAAGGCTCTAAGCAGAACGGCGGCCGTAAGATCGTCGTCATACACTACAAGGACTCGTCTGGTAAATGGAGAACTACATCTAAAAACGCTGCTCGTCATAAGTACGAGAAGAAAAATGGGAAGTTATCTAAAGATACAGACGTAGATCACAAAGATAACAACAAGAACAATGACTCTAAGGGTAACCTTAGAGCAATATCCCACAGTAAAAATGTGGGCAAAGAAAATAAACGGCGAGCAGGAAAGAAAGACGGTAAGTAACATGGAACTATGGATAATTTTAGGAGCTATGGCTGTAGGTATTGGTACTTGGGCCATCATAAATGATAAGAAGCGTCAAGAAGACGAAATGATGGAGTTCTTCATCTCAGACGCTCTTAAAACACTTGATGAAATTGAATTTAAGTCAAAAGCCAAAAAGAAAGCCGCAGCTAAGAAAAAGACAGCTAAGAAAGCTCCTGCAAAGAAAAAGGCTGCAAAGAAGTCTGCTAAAAAGAAGCCTACAAAGAAGAAGGCGACTCTAACAAAGAAGGTGGCTAAGAAACGTGGCTAAATCCGCTGCTTGGCAAAGATCTGAGGGCAAGAACCCAAAGGGTGGGTTAAACGCCAAAGGCCGTGCCTCCTATAACCGTGAAACCGGGGGTAATTTAAAGCCTCCTGTAAAGAAGGCTGAAGCCAGTAAGTCAAAGAAGTCTGCAGCACGTCGTAAGTCCTTCTGCGCCCGTATGGAGGGTATGAAGAAAAAGAACACGTCTAGCAAGACTGCCCGAGACCCAAATAGTAGAATTAACAAATCCCTTCGCGCATGGGATTGTTAAACTCTCTAGAGAATAGGAACTTTAATGGCACGAGACACCGGTTATCCAAATAACACTGCCGGAAACATCGCCGTTGACTTTGTATGGGGTAATTTCCCTATGCAGCCGGACGACGATCGCACAGGCGACGGAAACGCAACAGTAGTAGTTGCTGCCGACGCTGCACAGAACGTAGATTGGAGCGGTTACTCTGTAAAGCAGAGCCCAGCTCTAACAAAGACAGCTATTACCGTTAACCTTAGCCCAGGGCTAAGCTCAGTTGTTGGAAACAACCACAGCGTAGTTACAAATAACTGGAACGGTTATCCAGACTACACACCAGAAGCTCCATACTTGGATACAACTGATCAGGCAGCAGTACCTAACGTAGTTGGTCTAACCGAGGCAGCTGCTGAATCTGCTCTTATTGCAGCTGGCTTTGTAAAGGGCGCTGTAACTACTGCAGATAATGCTGCTGGTGCAACATCAGAAAACGACGGTCTTGTAAAGACACAGACTCCTGCAGCAGCATCTGTCAAGAACCTTGGCGATGCAGTAGCACTTGTCAAATACGCTTACACCGCACCGTAAACAACAACTTAATAACGAAATGGCTGGCCGTAAGGCCAGCCATTTGTATTTTACTATGATAAAGTAATTAAGAGATGAAATTACTGCGTCTATTCGCAGCACTAACCGGAAAACTTTATTTCGTTCTTGGATTTATAACAATATATGTACTGTTAACGATAGCTCCTGCTCGCGCAGAAGGAGAATCAACTCCTACGCCTAGTCCTTCCACAGAGTCTTCGACCGAAGCGACTCCAACTCCTGTTCCAACTCCAGAACCCTCTTCTGCAACTTCGGACCCTCAAACTTCCAGTACGACATATTCCACTGCGGAGCCTCCATCCCCGAGCCCTGAACCAACTTCTGATTCATCCGATCCAAGTCCGACTCCTGAGCCTTCACCTTCGCCTGAAGCCACTGAACCTTCTCCTGCTCCTTCCGATACAAATCTTCAAACAGAAGAACCCGCTCCATCCCAGACGACTGAAGAAACTCAATCTGACGCTTTAGTGGAGCCGACGTCCACAACTTCCCCAGAATCATCCCAGTCAACAAACAATACAGAGTCCACGCCCACGGTATCCACGAGCCCTGAAAGTCAAGCATCTACAACTCCTCCTACAGAACCAGAGCCAGTAGTAACTGAAACAGTAACTCCTGGCGGAGATGACACATCTTATCGCATTCCTCTAGAGACATCTGTAGTCTTTAACGGAGTTACATACGAGAACGTATATGCTACAACCAACTCAGTAATTACCTTTGGTCAAGCAGACGGAACTTATTGGACTTATCCAAATACTCCATCTATCTCTGTTGAGTCTCGTGACTGGTGGGTTCTTCCGCAACAGATGCCAGACACTCATTTCATCATTCGTACAAGCGAAGGTGGGTTCCAAGTAGATGGCGTCTATCGTCCGTTTGGACAGATGGCCGGAGAAACTACACAGATTGTTATCACTGGTCAGATTCAAACTGACGGGACTGTTGCTTATACCTACACAGTAGATGGACCGCTATATGGCGGCGAGCGCACTGGCGCTAGATTACAAGATGGAACTGTTGTTACTTTAGAAGAAGCTGGTGTTACGCAAATAGAAGAAGCAGTTGAGCTTGCTCCTACCCCAGTAGAGCCCGAGCCAGAGCCCCAGCCAGAACCAACACCAGAGCCGACACCAGAGCCGACACCTGAGCCAGAGCCAACACCGGAGCCTGAGCCAGAACCAACTCCTGAGCCCACCCCAGAGCCTGAGCCAACCCCACAGCCAGAACCAACTCCTTCACCTGAACCTACTCCTTCTCCTGATTCTCAGCCCAATCCCACTCCGACTCCAGAACCTGAGCCAACTCCCGCACCAGAGCCTGAACCAGAGCCACAGCCGCAGCCAGAGCCGCAACCGCAGCCAGAGCCCACACCCGAACCTTCACCTGAACCTACTCCCGTTCCTGAGCCCACGGCTCCAACACCTCAACCTGAGCCTCAGCCTGAGCCAACCTCTCCCGAGCCTCAGCAACCCCAGGATCCTGTAATTCCGCCTCAGCCAGACGCTCCATCAGAACCTGAGTCTGAGGATCCTCCAATAACTCCTGAACAGCCTGTTGAACCTCCGGTCGAACCTCTGCCAGAACCAACTCCGGAACCGTCTCCAGAGCAACCTGAAGCTCCTTCCGAAAACGAAGAAGCCACTCAGGAATCTCCTCAAACTCCAGAAGAGCCCCAGCCTGAGCAGCCTGTAGATGAACCTGAACTCGAAGAAGATATTGATACGCCTGATGATGGTGATAATGATACTGAGAATATACCAACTGAGACTGATTCATCTACTGAGCCTTCCACAGAAGAACCGCAGACACCCACAGAAGAAACAGTAGATACGGAAGAGCCTTCATCGGAATCCGAAGAACAGCAGGAGCAGACGGAGGAAGAGACCGTAGTTGAGGAACCAGAACCACAACAGCCGTCACAAGAGATAGAGCAAGAAAATCAGTCCATAGAATCATCCTCTAATAATACACCTATAGAAGAGTTATTAGAACAAGACGAGCCTATAACTGTAGAGCAGCTTGTAGAGGCCGGCGTCAGCTATGAAGACTTGCCGCCACAAACACCGGTTGAGATTAGAACTGATGAGGAAGGCAATGCTGTCATAATTACCGCAGAAGTAGCTGCGGCTCTGGTTCTTCTTGAGAACCCCACAGAATTACTTGGCGCACTATTTGAAGATCCTGGACAGGTACTAATGGCTCTAGGAAGCATAGGTGCCGATATGTCACCTGAAGAACGTGAAGAATCCGAAAAAATAATCGTTGCTGCCGTCATCGCTGGTCAAGCTGCCGTAAATGCGGCAACTATGGCAGCGGCGGCTACCACTACCAATACCGGTGGTGGGGCCCCTTCAGGTGGAACCGCAAAGGGCGGAGACAAAATCGTTAGGAGACGAGGAAAATGGTAAAGCTATTAAAAGACATGGCAGAGCAGCTTTGGACTGTTCTAGGTATGTTTATTGCTTGGGTTGTCCTAGACGGGTCAGCTAAGACTGTTGTAGGATGGGCAATTGTTGGAACATTTATTGCTTGGGCAGTAACTTACCCCCTGAGGAACCCAAAGGATGAAGAATAAGAGTAAACTATTCCTAGCAGGAATATCTTTAGTATTCCTGACAGGTTGTGGGTATGACGGACACTTTAGGTATCCATGTCAAGATCCCGCAAACTGGGAAACAGCGGAATGCAAGCCACCTATTTGCACGTCAAATGGTTCTTGTCCAGAAGACTTAGTAAAACCATAACAAGAACAAGAAGGAACACAAAATGGCTAAAGAAAGACTTACGCCCCAAGAACTAGATGCTCGCCTAAAGTTCATTCTAGGTATCACTCTAGGTTCTATTTTATTTTTTACAGCCATAGGTATTCTTTATGGCCTTTTATTCGTTACTCAGCCTATTGGGGCTCAGTCTGAAAACGACAAGATGTTTTTTAACGTTCTTGGTAGCGTAGCAACATTCATCACCGGAACTCTTGCAGGACTTCTCATTGGCCAATCAGGCGCTAAAGATGTTATGGCAGCACAACTTGCAAATAAAGAGATGGATGCCAAAAATACTCAAGCTGACAAGAAGCTTGAAGCAGAGATCGATGAAGCTAAAGCTCGTAGATTAGCTAAGCCAGATGGTGCTATGCCAGAACCACAACCAATAGATGAAGATTGGGATAACGACTAATGGCGGAACAAGGAACAGCAGCTCGTCTTATTGAAGTTGCAAAAGCTGAGCTCGGCACTGTAGAAGGCCCTAAAGACAACGAAACAAAGTACGGCGCTTATACAAAAGCTAACTTTCAGCCATGGTGCGGAAGCTTTGTAAATTGGTGCGCTAATGAAGCGGGAGTAAAGGTCCCTAATACTGTCTACACCCCAAATGGTGCAGCAGCGTTTAAGAAGAAAAACGCTTGGATTGACGGAGATATGGCTGATCCAGAGCCAGGCGATATAGCTTATTTTGATTTTCCATCGGATGGGGTAGATCGAATTTCCCATGTCGGAATTGTCATCAAAGACAACGAAGACGGCACCGTATGGTGCATAGAGGGAAATACCTCTGGAGATTCCAAAGGTAGCCAGCGTAATGGAGGAGAGGTCTGCAAAAAACTACGTGCATATAGAAAAAATAAAAAGAATGTGCAAGTCTCCATCGTTGGATTTGGTCGCCCAAAGTTTAAAGGGGCTGCTAAATCATCTCCGTCTCCTGAAGCCTCAGCTGCAGAGACATGCTCTTGTTGTGGTCGTCCCAAATAAAAGGATGTGATCCCTATCTAAAGATAAGGGGCCGGTTACCCGGCCCCTTATTTTTATTGCTTAGGGTAGTTTTCTAACCATTGTTCTATCTTGGGCTCTGACGAAGTTCCGTCATAAGCATCTGGGCCGTAGCCCCAAGATCCCCAGTTTGTTCCCTTAGCGGTCATATAAAAGGCCGCTTTAGCGTTCTTTACTGGATCGAACAGCTCCTTGTTAGTTTCTATGCCGAACTTCTCTCTACGATCTTCGCCAAGAGATCCGATCATGTTTATCTGGAATACTCCGTAGGAATCGTCTCCTGTAGATATGTTGTCATTGTGAGCTTTTGGTCTTCCGTTAGACTCCTTTTTAGCTACTGCCCAAGCTATTTTTAGGCTTCTGCCCTCAAAACCTACTAAAGACAATAACTCAACTAGCTCAGTATCAGAAAGCTCTTTTGCTTTACGGTACTTATCTAGGGGGTCCACTTCTTCTACTTCGACAGCTACTGTCACTGTAGCGCCGTCTGTTTGACTTGCTAAAGCCGCAGGTATGCCTGCGATAAGCAGGGCGGCCGACCAAGTTGCTATATAGCGTTTTGCTTCATCCTTTAGCACTCTTTCTCCTAGGCTAGAGGGCCATTCCTGACTTCGTGTGCCTGTCACCCACACTAAGCAATTCGGCCTCTTTCTGCCGAATTCGGTATGCAACCCTTTTGTTACGGAGGTGCTTATGGCCGGATTTCTCCGGCCACGTGGTCTACCGTAGCAGTAATTACAGTACTGATGCAACCCACAACCTATAAAAGGATAAATCGGACAAATTACGTGTAGACTATGTCCTTTGAAAGGAATTTCATGGAAAAAGAAAAGCAAGCTCTACTCAATGCCAATATATCCATTGAGCCTGAAGTACTACCTGTTGCTGAAACTCCTGCCCCAGTTGTAGAGGAACCAGCTCCGCTCCCAGAAAAAGAAAAGAAAACTACAAAAGCCAAGAAGGAAGAAGTAAAAGAGGAAGAAGTAGTTGTTCTAGAAACGGTGAGCGATGAAGATCGAGAAGATAGTAACTAAGCAGGTACATTACGTACCGCCTACAGTCACTAGGCCAAGGGGACCATTTCCCCCAGAAATATTGGCTGAACCACGTATCGTCTATGACTATGATCGTCAATCAGACAATGGTGGAGAAGAGTTGCCTGTAGAAGGAACTGCTCAAAACAATTACCAAGAAACTAAGTGGTTTAGGTGCAACCTATGCGAAATGCTAGTTGCTGAAACCCAAATAGAGATCCATATTTGCGAGGCATAACGTGCCACCAAGACGAAAAAAGACATCCCCTTCAATTCAAGCTGGTCGCAGAGCTAATGCGGCTATGCGTAGAAACCGCATAACTGATGAGCAGGTTGCTTCCTCATTACTCCCTCAAGATCTAAGATGGTCTTTCCAAAAGGGCAGAAAGTCCCTTATGGAGCCTTTGGAGCAATTTGGCGAAGAATTCATTGAAAAGAATATAGACATCCGTGGAGCGAACGCAGAGATCCGAACAGATCCTCTACGTGCCATATATCCAACAGATGATCGAGCTTATGCTCCAGCTGGATACACCTCCCCAGATTTATACGAAGTTCCTACAAAAACCAGTAATCCAGATCGTCCACGAACTGTTGCAGCTGCGTACAACCCAGAACGTGGCGTCTTAACAGTTATGTTTAGAGACTCAACTCTTTACAACTACTATGATGTGGAATTAGAAGAATGGATAGCATTTAGAGATCGAGACAGCAAATGGCAATACATACGAGATTATCTTGATGTAAAGCCAAGAGGACCAGCATCTTTGTCTGATTTGCCTGCTGATATGAGATCTGAAGCGTATGTAATTGCTAGAGGCGCACAGATTCAAAAAGCTACTTCTCCTAGGAAAACTACGTAATGCAAACCAAAGACGTAGGAAACCTATATTGGCATCCCCTTACATACCCGTATAAGCCTAGAGGTCTAGCTGAAAGAGCGGATACACAGGAGCTTGATAGCCCTTTCCGCAGAGGAAAAGGCATAGCTTTTCGTGTACCCTTCAGTCGTAAAGCTATAGTTGTAGGAGTATGGAAAAAAACAGGATATACTGAAAGCCAGGCCCTAACCTATGCAATAAAAGGGAGGGGATTAAAAAAGAGCGAAGTTAACTGGGATAAAATACGGTCGATGGAGATGGACGATGTTTAAAAAAAGCAAGGCAGAAAAAGAAAAGTCTAAGATAGAAAAGCGTGTTGAGACGATGCCTACTTCAGAACTTGTAGGTTGGTCTGAAACTACTCTTTATTCAGTTAGTCGTAACCTTTCTTCTTGGCAGTCCAGCAAAGATCCGTTTTATCTAAAAGAGGCTAAATTAGGCGCTGAGGCGCTGTTGGCGGTAGTAAATACCCTTAGCGAGAGATCTAAATGAAAGAAGACTTTGATTTTCAGGATTATGACGCGGATGATGAGGAAGACTTCGAAGATTTTGAGGATGATGAGTTCGATGGACAAGAAGAACAAGTTGAAGAAGAAGATGAAGATTTTGAAGACCTTCACGAAGAAGAAGAACTTGACGAGCTATCTAAAGAGTTTGTTCTTGCGTTAATTGATAAAGTCATGCAGTTTATGACCCTGTTAACAGGTCACGAACTCCACCCATATCAAAAGCCTTTAGCCAAAAGAATCATTGAAAGTGTAATCATAAATGACGGAGAAGAGATCACCGCTCTTGCTTCTCGTCAGTCTGGTAAGTCGGAAACTGTAGCTAATACTGTAGCCACTCTTATGGTGCTCTTACCTAGACTAGCTAAGATGTACCCAGAGCTACTAGGCAAATTCCATGATGGAATCTGGGTAGGCATGTTTGCCCCAATTCAAGCTCAGGTAGAAACTTTGTTCTCTAGAACTGTATCTAGACTAACTAGCGAGAGAGCTATGGAAGTTCTTGGCGACCCTGAGATTGATGATATTCCTTCTAAAACTCCAGGCGTAACCAGAAACATTAAACTCAAAAACTCTGGCTCTCAGCTAATGATGATGACCGCAAACCCAAGAGCAAAAATTGAGTCTAAGTCCTTCCATTTGATAGTTATAGATGAGTGTCAGGAAGCTGATGACTTCATAGTCTCTAAATCAATTGCTCCTATGGGTGCGTACTACAACGCAACTATGGTTAAGACTGGGACCCCTACAACTCACAAGAATAACTTTTACAGGTCTATACAGCTAAACAAGCGCCGCCAGAACTCGGGGCGCAACGCAAGACAGAACCATTTCCAATGGGACTGGAAAGATGTGTCTAAATTTAACGCTAACTATGAAAAGTTCATACGAAAAGAGATGCTTCGTATCGGCGAGGATTCGGACGAATTTCAGCTTTCATATAACTGTAAGTGGTTGTTAGAACGAGGAATGTTCGTAACCTCATCCGTTATGGACGATCTTGGGGATACTTCCCAGGAACTAGTTAAGACATGGCATAGATCTCCAGTCGTCGTGGGTATAGATCCCGCTCGTAAAATGGACTCAACAGTCGTTACTGTAGTCTGGGTTGACTGGGATAGGCCGGACGAATTCGGATACTACGACCATAGAGTTCTAAACTGGATGGAACTACAAGGCGATGATTGGGAAGACCAGTACTTTCAGATAGTTAACTTCCTTGGGAACTACGATGTTTTAGCCGTAGCCGTGGACTCTAATGGAGTTGGAGACGCTGTAGCTCAAAGACTAAAGCTTTTACTACCTAGGGCGGAGGTAATATCTTCTCTTTCTACCCCAGGAGAACAGTCCAAACGCTGGAAACACTTACAGGCTTTAATTCAACGCCAAATGATTTCTTGGCCGTCCCATGCCAAAACCCGGAGATTGCGTATTTGGAAGCGTTTCTACCAACAAATGACCGATGCAGAAGTACAATATAAGGGTCCTAATTTCTTGGTGGCGGCTCCTGACGAGGCGCACGCTCACGATGATTTTGTGGATTCATTGGCTTTGGCTTGTTCTCTTACCCAAGAGATGGTTATGCCGACCGTAGAGGTCAGCTCGTCACCCTTCTTTTGATAAGAAAATTTATGTTTAGGCTGATAATTCAAGGTATTAGGACCAAACTCATACTAAGGATCCTTTATCCGTAAGGAGAAAAAAATAATGGCAATTGCTCCAACACCACAGTTTCCGGAGAAAACCGGAAACATGTATGAGCGTAAGATGTCTCCAGCTACCCCAGGTCTTCGTGGACCACTTCGTTTCGAAGAGGGCGTAGCAACTGACACCGACGTTCCTACACAGTTTCAGGCAGGCATAGATCATGGATATGAAACTCCAGCTGGCCGCCCTAATCACAACATGAATGTTTTCGAGAAGTACCCAGAAGAGACAATGCGTGAGCGTGCTCATGTGGGCTCAGCTGCATGGGTAGAAGCACCTACCTATACAAACGAGTTCTCTCAAGGAACATTTAGTGATTATGCAGAAACGAAGATCGAAGAGGTCTTCCGTACAGGTTCTCGCTATCAGCGCATGAACCCTGCATCAGTTACTGACTAATTACGCTACACTAGGTACCCGGCTTCATACTCCCTTCTTTGAAGCCGGGCACCTCAATTTAGATTTAGGAGAGCCGTGGCAAAAGTTGCTGCAAATCAAAAGCTGTGGAACAGCTTAATGAAGCAAGCTCTTGCTAAATATCCTCCAAGAAGTCCACAAGCTCACACATCATTTGCTGCAAATCGTTGGGCAAGCCAACAATACGAAAAAAGTGGTGGATCTTGGGTAGGCTCATTAAAAGAAGTAAACCCAAAGTTAAGGGACCCTAAAGCAGAATTAGAAAAGAAAAAGAAGGCAAAAGTGGCTCGCATGAAAAGAGCTAAGAAAATGAGCGGTCAACTTTAATGAGTATTGATTTTAGTCCTCCGTCGTATAGGGCCGCCTCCTCTGACTTAACAATATCAATTTCTCCTCTTGGACTTGTAGAACTTGCAGACGAAGAATTTGAAGTACATGGTCCTCGCTTAAATCGTTACTCGCTTAACTGGGCGATGTATCTAGGACATCATTGGGCATATCGCAGAGAAATCGGCGAATCTCAAATGGTATACAACTACTACAGGGCGTTTACAGATTACATAATTAATTTTAGTTTTGGACGTGGAGCTATCTTCCGTAGCCCTTATCCAACAGAAGCAATAGTTCCAGACATCCTACAGCGTGTATGGGAAGTAGATAACAATAAGCACGGCGTTATGTGGGAAATGGGTCAGCAAGGCGGGGTATCAGGCGATTGTTTTGTTAAGGTCGCATATGAAGAAGCATTTGAAGATAGCGTAGGAAGACGCAATCCAGGTAGAGTAAGAATACTCCCGCTTAACTCCTCGTTCTGTTTTCCAGAGTTTCACCCGCATGATCGTGATCGATTGATTAGATTTAAATTAAAGTATCGTTTCTGGGGCACATCTTTAGAAGGTACACGTCAAGTTTATACATATACAGAAATTCTTACTGACGACAGAATTGAAGAATACATCAACGATGAGTTGATTGATTCACGTCCTAACCCAATAGGTAAAGTTCCTATTGTTCACATACCAAATGTTCGAGTATCCGGATCTCCATGGGGATTATCTGATTGCCACGACATAATTGTTCTTAACAGAAGCTATAACGAAATTGCTACAGACGTAGCAGACATTGTTAATTACCACGCTGCTCCTGTAACAGTTATCACTGGAGCTAAGGCATCTTCCCTTGAGAAGGGACCTAAAAAGGTCTGGGGAGGTCTCCCTAAGGATGCCCAAGTATTTAATCTAGAAGGTGGCGGACAAGGTCTGCAGGGAGCAATTCAATACCTAGAAATTATTAAACGTGCAATGCACGAAATGATCGGAGTTCCTCAGTCAGCGTTGGGTGAAGTTCAACCGATCTCAAATACCTCTGGTGTTGCATTGGCTATTCAATACCAGCCTTTGATGAACAGATACAATCAAAAGATTACGCAGTACAGCCAAGGAATTACACGCATCAATGAACTAGTTCTCCTAACTCTTGCTGTAAAAGAGCCTGAACTATTTATATACAATCCAGAATTTAATGGACCAATAAAGCCAGATCAACGTCCAGTTCTAGACATTAATGACCCTCTAACTTACGAGACAACCGTACATTTCCCACAACCGTTGCCTCTTGATAAATTGATTGTGTTGAACGAGATCCAAACTAAGATGGGAATGAATCTTGAAAGCCGTAAAGGCGCCCTTCGCACTCTTGGCGAAGAATTCCCAGACGAGAAGCTCGACGAAATTCGTACAGAGCTCATTGAAGATGCCAAGGCAGATGGGGCTCTTAACCTAATTAGGTCCCAAATTAACTCAGCTATTGCTTCCCTAACCGGCTTGCTACCAGAAAACCAGGGCATGGAACCCGCTCCTGGAAATGATGTTGGCGCTGGTGTCGGCCCAGGTCCTTCAGGACAACCTGGCGTCGTAACTCCGTTCGAGGCACAGACACTCGAGCAAATGTCCACAGAGTTGGTTACCAAAGCATATGGAACCAAAATCCCTCAACGTAGAGGTACTTCACCAGAAGACTCTAAATACGGGGATAACTAAGTTTAGGCTGACAAAAAACCATTTCTTTGCAAGCCTATTCCCAAATAAATCCGCAGGTCATCGTGGCATTAATTCGGACAACGACCTCCAAAACCTAAGGAATATATATGTCAGAAACAACTAATATTGTTGATTCGCCTGAAGCCCAGGAAGCGTTTTTCCAGGATGTTCCGGCAACGACAGATACACTCGTAGCACCCGTCCAGTCGCAGACTCCTAACAAGTCTTATACTGAGGAGGATCTAAAGAAAGTGCGTGAGCAAGAGAAATCTAAGCTCTACCCACAAATAGATTCTCTAAAGGAAGAGCTTGCCGTTCTGAAGAAGGAGCGCGAAGAACGTCTCGCAGAAGCTGAGAGGCTTCGTGCAGAACAAGAAGCTGAGGCCCGTAAGAAGGCCGAAGCTGAGATGGACGTCCGTCAGCTTTTGGAAACAAAAGAAAAAGAATGGGCGGAAAAACTTGAGTCAGAAAGACTCGAGAGGGAAAAAGCATTCACCCTCCTAGAGCGCGAGCGCCAATTCGCTGAATTAAGCGAGTATCGCTCAGGTCGCCTAAATGAGGAGCGTGAAAACATCATCCCCGAGTTGCTCGACCTAATCACTGGTAATACCAAGGAAGAAATAGAGCAAAGTATCGCAGGATTAAAGGAGCGCTCATCGCGTATCCTTGACTCAGCACAGCAGGCTATGCAGTCTGCTCGTCGTGAAATGACAGGTAGCCGGGTAACCGCGCCACCTTCCGGACCCCTGGACACAAATTCGGACCAACAGCAGTTTACAGCGGAGCAAATAGCCGCTATGTCGGTTACCGAGTACGCAAAATACCGCGGGAAGTTGCTAGGAACAGTAGCAGCTGATCGTGGCAAGGGAATCTTCGGGTAGTTAAGTTATAACTTATTAAACTAAACACTAAGGAGTAAGACCGACATGGCATCAGCCCTCACAGGTACCGGCAATTTAGCTGCCGCACCTACAGCGTACTCTGGCGCAAATAGCCAGCTTACGCAAGCAATCCAGACGATCTGGTCAAAGGAAATTCTTTTCCAGTCGATGCCAATTCTTCGCTTCGAACAGTTCGCTGTTAAGAAGACAGAGCTTGGCGTTGCACCAGGTCTTCAGATCAACTTTATGCGTTACAACAACCTCGGCTTTGCATCAGCACTTGTCGAAGGTGTTCGCATGGAAACTAAGGCACTAACCGCACAGCAATTCTCAATTACTGTTGCTGAGCATGGTTATGCTATTGCAGTTTCTGAGCTTCTATTGAACGCATCATTCGATGACGTAATGGCATCAGCCTCACGTCTACTTGGCCGTAACATGGCCCTCTATCTCGATGGACAAGCTCGTGACACACTCATGGCAGCATCTTCCGTTATTTACGGTTATGATCGTTCTGCTAACGTTGCTGTTAACGACTGGTATACCTCAGGAACCGTTGGAACATCACGTGCTTCCTTGACTGGTAACTTCCACCTTACAACTCACACTGTTAAGGACGCTGTCGAGACTCTAGCAACCAAGAACATTCCACGGTTGGGTGAAACCTATGTGGCATTCGTTCACCCACACCAGAGCCGTCGTCTTCGTGACCTCCCAGAGTTCATCGAAGTAACTAAGTACGCTGCTCCAGGTAACTTCATGCTCGGTGAAATCGGTCGTTTGTACGACACAGTATTCATTGAGACAACCCAAATCCAGAAAGTAACAAACGGTGCAGGTTCTGGTTACACCACCGATACCGCTGTTGCTCCTGGCTCAATTGTCTACCCAACTGGTGGCGGTTACACCACTCCAGTAACAAAGACCGGTAACGGTAACAAGGATCGCTACACAGCTATCTTTATTGGTGACAATGCATTTGGTCACGCAATCTCTCTACCAGTTGAGCTCCGCGATGGCGGTATTCTTGACTTCGGTCGTGAGCATGCGCTTGCTTGGTATGCTATCTACGGTCTTGGTCTAATTACTGACCAGTCTGTAGTGTTGGCAGAAACCAACTAGTAAATCTTGGGGGAGCCGGATATTTGAAAACCGGCTCCCCTACTAAACTTTTAGGAGAACAATAATCGTGGCAAAAGCAAAAGTAACTGACGTCACTGGACGTCAACGCGAAGAGCTTATTAAGCAAAATGCTGAGGCTCTAGCAAAGCGAGCAGAAGAAATGTCAATTGCTACGGCAGTTGACGTAGCTCGTTTAGAAACAGAGGTAGTGGATCTAACAGTACCAGGCGTTCCTACTGTAATTGATGAAGTCGAAAGCGTTGGAGTTTCCACCGCAGATGAATCAACAGTAATCCGAGTAGCGGAAGATTTGGACTTTGTAACCATTGGTGTGGGTAATCATTACTCATTCCAAGCTGGTAAAAAATACAAAGTATCAAAAGCAGTGGCTCAGCATCTTCAGGAGAAGGGCTATCTGTACGACAGGCTCTAAGCCGTCTATTAAGTTGCCCGCTCCAACAAACGCCCTCCTGTTGGAGTGGGCTTCTTATGTTTAGCAGGATTAATATCCAAAACAATTGGATGATTAGATTGATGATAGCCGGAGGATCTTGTGGCCACGCTTACAGCGCTTTCTGACAGACTTCGTGCTGAGATCGGTGATATTGGCCGATCCTTTGTAGAAACCTTTCAAGGTGACGGCGTTAATAAACGCTTTCAATTAACTTATGCCCCAGTAAAAGCATCTACCTTGATTGTTAAGGTGGGCAGTACCAACGTATCAAGCACCTCAGTTGTAGAAGAGGTCGTTGGAATGATTGAGCTAGCTACAGCTCCCGTAGACGGTGCCACTGTTACTATTTCTGGCACAACATTTAAATACTTTACAGACTCTGAAATTCAATACTACGTAGAGACTGCCTTTAACGAGCATGCAAGAACTACTGTAGATAGTAATGGCGCAAGGGCAACTATGACTACGCTGCCTTCTATCGATGAGTATCCACTAGTAATTTTGGCTTCAAGCATGGCCCTATATACCCTAGCTACAGACGCCGCATTTGACATTGATATTATCTCTCCAGACGGTGTTTCTATCCCTCGTTCTGAGCGCTATCGCCAGCTTATGGAGCTAGTACAGCAACGTAAAGAACAGTACCGTGAGCTTTGCAACATGCTGGGTCTTGGAATGTACAAGATCGAAACCTTTACTTTACGTCGTATCAGCCGTCGTACAAACCGCTACGTACCTGTTTATCGTCCACAGGAAATCGACGACGGATCCCTGCCACAAAGAGTATTTCTTCCAATGCCAAACTATGGCGACATTACTCCAGAAGGTCCAGTACCTACACGAGATCTTTCTATATACGCTGGGGACGAATTCAATCTCCGTCTCAAGTTCAACAAGGATTTGGCTACACTTACCCCTCTTTCGCAGATACGGCTATTTCCAAAGTATCCTGTTAATCAAGTTGGGCCTCTTATTCTTGCTACATTTGACATTACAAAGGAAGCGTCTGTTTCTGGCGGAACTCTAGATACTCTGCTTCTTCACCTTGATCCAGAAGTGACGGCAACATTGCCTAGAACTGCATATTGGGATATACAACTCACAGACTCCTTGGGTGGAGTTAAGACGTATCTGACTGGCAAGGTATTTACTCGCACAGAAGTAACGACTACCCAGGGAAATTTCAGTGTCTGACGAAATCGAGATTATAGAAATAACTGAGGATTCAACTCCTGTAGTTATTGTTGAGCCTGGAACTGGCGGCAGTGGACCAACAGGCCCTGCTGGTCCAACTGGTCCAACCGGACCAACAGGCGCTGCTGGCACATCAATTACTGGTCCTACCGGAGCTACCGGCGCAACAGGCGCTGCAGGAGCTACCGGTGCTACTGGTGCACAAGGCCCTACAGGTGCACAGGGACCAACAGGTCCGACTGGCGCTACTGGTGCTGCATCAAATGTAACTGGACCCACTGGTCCAACGGGTGCAACAGGGCCTATTGGTACAGCGGGAGCAACTGGTCCAACTGGTTCTCGTGGTGAAACAGGTCCAATTGGTCCAACAGGAGCCACTGGTCCAACTGGAGCTATTGGTCCTACAGGAGCAACAGGAGCACAAGGTGTTACAGGTCCTTATGGTCCACAAGGTGCAACTGGTCCTACTGGTCCTACTGGAGCTGCTTCAACAGTCCCTGGTCCTACAGGTCCTACCGGACCAATGGGAACCGGAATATCTATTCAAGGATCTTTAGCTAATACCGCTCAACTGTATGCAATAACTGGACAGGTCAAGGGCGATGCTTACATCATCGACGGAGATCTTTACGTTTGGGAAGGCAATACTTGGGATAACGTAGGACAAATTGTCGGTCCAACAGGTCCTCAAGGTCCTACTGGTGCCACCGGCCCTACTGGTGCGGCATCGACCGTTACAGGTCCTACTGGACCTCAAGGCGAAATCGGACCTACCGGAGCAACTGGTCCTACTGGAGCAGATAGCAATGTAACAGGTCCTACAGGACCCGCAGGTGCAGCAGGAGCTACTGGTCCAACAGGTGCTCAAGGCGTCACTGGACCTACAGGTGCACAAGGTGATACTGGTCCAACAGGTCCTCAGGGTGAACAAGGTTTAGCGGGTTTACCTGGTACCGATGGTGCAACCGGTCCAACAGGTGCTCAAGGCGAAATTGGTGCAACAGGTCCTACTGGCGCAACAGGAGAAGTTGGAGCTACTGGTCCTACTGGTCCTCAGGGAGAAATTGGCCCAACTGGAGCACAGGGAACTGGCGTAACAATACTTGGATCCTATGAGAGTTTTGAAGCTTTAGTTGCCGCTCATCCGACTGGAAATCTTGGTGACAGTTATTTAGTAAATGGAAGTTTATATGTTTGGTCCGCAACTACTTCTGACTGGGAAAACGTTGGAAGTATCCAAGGACCTACCGGCTCTCAAGGACCAACAGGACCAACAGGACCAACAGGTCCAACTGGTCCGCAAGGTGAACAAGGTCTAGCTGGTTTAGAAGGTGCAGAAGGTCCAACGGGACCAACTGGTCCTATTGGAGAAACAGGACCTACTGGACCTCAAGGTGAGCAAGGAGAAAGTATTACTGGTCCGACGGGACCACAAGGTGATATTGGACCAACTGGACCAACTGGACCACAAGGAGAATCATTTAATCTTCTTGGAACAAAAACTTTAATTGCTGATCTTCCTGAAACCGGTAATCCTGGTGATGCTTGGATTGTTGAAGAAGACGGTGGGCACGTTTGGGTATGGGATGCGTTAACTTCTACATGGGATGACGCTGGGCAACTTGCAGGTCCAACCGGTCCAACTGGTCCAACAGGACCAACTGGACCAACTGGTCCTTTAGGAGCTTTTGCTTATTCAACATTACCAGTAACTGCTAATCCTGGTGATGCTTGGTTTGACCCAGAAACAGGTAAAGCTTTTGTATACTATGACAGTTATTGGGTTGAAGTTGGCGCATCGCCTGCGGGACCAACTGGACCACAAGGTATCCAAGGAGATACTGGACCAACTGGTCCGCAAGGAGAGATTGGTCCAACAGGACCAGCGGGAACAGGCACTGCTGGCAGTGCTGATTTAGCAACTACGTGGTGGTTAGGATACTAAATGGCGGCAATTGAACGCAGAGGAATAGTTCATCTTGCTACAGATGTAGATTTTGGATCCAGCGGAACTACCCTATTTACTGCAGATGACAACTACCTAATTTCAGTTATTGCTATTAACAAAAAAGCTACCGACGGAGTAATTTACGTTTACGTAATACCTAACGGAGCAACTACTGAAGTTGAATATGGGATAATTGCATACTCATTACCTGTGACTGGGTTCAATGGGTATGAAACATATAGATTTGGGGTAAACCCAACAGACGTAGTTAAAGTAGCAGGCTCTGAAGGCATTGCTTTTTACCTACAGGGCATTGATCAAGTAGCTACGGTATAGGAGAAGAAATGCCAGGATATGCAGACCCTAGTGACTTAACTGGGGCGACCGTAATAGGGTATGACTCCCGAGACACCTTGCCATTAGCAAGCGCTGTCGGTGGCTACCCAACAATTGAGGAAATAGGCGATAAGACGTTCTACGGATGGAAACTAAACCCTTCTACCGGAGAATTAACCATCACTAAAATTGAATCTAATGATGGAGACGCGGTTGACCTACCAAAAGACAACATTTTAAGGAATAATGACTACAAGGTATGGGTTTGGACCACCAGCCTGCTTAAGTTCTCTTGGTCCTCGGACCATCTCTACTTGGAGGTAAACTAGTGGCTCAGATTATCGATCTAGGCAAACTTCGTTTCGTATTTAAAGGGACTTATTCTGGAGCCACTGCCTACGAACTAAATGACGTAGTCCGCTATGGTGGTAACCTCTACGTATACAAGAACGCGCTAGAGTCAACCGGTAATCTCCCAACAAGCACAACCTACTGGGATTTGATGCTTGAGGGCCTTGACTTTAAAGGCGCTTACGACAACGCAACTGCGTACAAGATTGGTGACCTCGTAACTGAAGGCGCCAAAGGTTACATCTGCATTGCTGACACAACTGGAAACCGTCCACCTAATGGAACTTACTGGGCAACCATTGTTGATGGTATTCAATATGAGGGAGCATACGCTGGAGTAACAACTTACCAACCTGGCGACGTAGTAACCTACGGTGGTTCTGCATATATTTGTATTTTACGCACAACAGGAAACACTCCAACTGACACAACTTATTGGGAGTTATTTGTAGATGGCGCATTCCCTAATCAAGTAGGAAATGAGAACACAGTTTTAGTAACTGATGGATCAGCTACATCTTGGTCAGGTACCCCAACAGTAACAACTCTATCAACTCTTTCCGACATAACTGTTGACGGAGACGCAAACGTAAAAGGAAATGTTGCCACCACATCACGATCAGTTGATGTTATTCAAAAGGTTATTGCTAGTAACGTAGTAACTCTAACTACTGACGGAAAACATTACTTTGACGTTGGAGACCGAGTAATCGTAACCGGAGTTGGCGCAGGGTATAACGCTGGTGGAGCATTACTTACCGCGGTCACAGACACAACGTTTAGTTATTCAACCTCTACAGCAACTGATGCGGGTGGGGTAGTTTCTCCTGCTGGATCAGCCTCAGTTACTGGAAATATCTCTACCGAAGGCAACTTAGACGTAACAGGTCTTACAACTTTAACCGGCACTTTAGCGGCCAATGGCGGCATTGAGGTAGACACCAATAAGTTTACAGTCGACTCAGCCACAGGAGATGTTTACACGGCTGGTGCGATTGAAGCCGATTCAGAGCTTATTTACGTTGGACCAGACGCTAGAACTTTAACAGACTCTATTGGTGAAAACGTAAAAACCGTAAGTGCTAAAGAGAAGGCCAGCAACGTAGCAACTATTACTACATCCGTTGCTCACGGGTTTTCTCCATTCCAGTTCGTTACTGTTGCTATTGGCGATGTGGATTTTGACGGAGAAGTAGAAATTATCGACGTCCCTACACCTACCACCTTCACTTACGATAGCGCTGGCGCAGATGTAGCCCTAACCTCAGTTATAGGATCAGGATTAACTGCAAGTGCGGTAACAGGTTGGACAAACCCAATCGCCGTATTTACTACTGATGCAGACTCGGACTTCTCACAGTTAATCATCCACAACACCTCTTCTGGAACTAACGTATCAACTGACTTTATCGCGTACCCAGATAATGGAAATGACTTCTCTGGCTACATTGATATGGGCATTACATCCTCAACATTTGGTGACCCTGAGTTCACTATTACTGGAGTAAACGATGGCTATATCTTTATGGCCGCTCCATACGGAACCCCAGGTAACGGAAACCTAGTCCTTGCAACAAGCGATACTGGACAAGAAAACGCTATTGTTTTTGCAGCCGGTGGTCTTGCCTCTGACAACACACAGATGGTTATTACCCCAGATGTCTCAGTCCACATTGAAATCCCAACACCGTCAACCAGCCCAACTACAGGTGCTCTTACCGTTGTAGGTGGAGTTGGTATCCAGGGTGATATGAACATCCTTGGTAACGTAAATATCACCGGTGCTATTACCTTCGGTGGTGGTGGAACCACAGTTACCACAGACAACTTGGCAGTTTCTGACCCGCTAATCTTTGCGGGTGTCGGTAACGCTGCAGATGCTTTAGATCTAGGACTTGTGCTTCGTTACGGAGTAACCGTATCGCCAATCTTAGCCTCAGTGACAAACAAAGCATTGACCTCAAACGTAGCAACATTAACAACTGCGGCTGCTCACACGTATCGTGCTGGAGACCAGGTAGTTGTATCTGGAGTAGATGCTACATTCAATGGAACTTACATCATCCAAGACGTACCAACCGCTACAACGTTTACTTATGACAAAACAAATGCGAACGTAACATCAGCCGCTGTTTCTCCAGCCGGTTCTGCTTCTGTGTCTTCACGCAGAGAATACTCTGGTGTGGCTCGAGATGCAAACGATGGTGGAACGTTTAAATTATTTAGAGGTTTAGTAGAGCGACCTGTCTCAACTGTTAACTTTGCAGAGGCTGGAGTAAGTTTTGCTCCAGTACGTGTAGGAAACACTACAGTTACCGGAACTCTGGATGTATCTGGAAACGCTTCATTTAGCGGTGAGGTAACAATAACTGGCGGATTCCGTATGCAGGAGCTGGTAGAAGATGTAGTAGACGTAGCGCTTGCCTCAAACGTTGCGACTCTAAACTACCAATCCGGATCAGTGTTCTGGATTACATCTACTCCTTCTGGAAATATGACCTGGAACATCACTAACGCTCCTACAACAGATGGCAGAACATTTACCGTTACCGGTTTTGTTACCCAAGGCGGAACTGGTTATTACCCTGCTACCCTACAAGTTGCCGGTTCACCAGTAACAATTAGATGGTACGGAGCACAAGCGCCAACTCCAACATCTACCTCAGGACGCATTGACGTGTACAATTTCACCCTAGTACGACGTGGCGGTGCTTGGACAGCGTTAGGTAACGCAAGCGTAAACTTCGGTTAATTAGGAGGCTAGAGTGCCAATATTTGCCTCGCAGCGTTCCGTTAACGGCGTATTTAGCGCTAGATACAAACGCGGCGGTATTCTGCCTTTTAAGATTAGGCAAGTCATCACTACAGGCTATGTAGCTGCTGGGTATAAAAACAGCGTTGCTTGGCGCAACGTTAACTCATACGCATGGTCAACTGAGACCCCAACTAACCGCGGTGACATTTTAAATGAAGCTGGCGGTTACGTGTGTGGCGCTATGAGTCGTACCATGGGTTATGTCTTTGGTACTAACGGTACTGGTAATGAAGGTATGGGCTCTTACAACAAGACTTCTAAGTTTCATTTAAAAAACTTTACTACCCAAACTCAACCTGGAACAGCCCCAGGAACTATGGCTGACGCTGAGTCGCCTATTTATTACGACACACTTGGAACTGGCTGGATAGCTTATGTAATGGGCGGAAACTCTAGCGCTAACTATTACAAATTTAATATGTCCAATGATGTTTGGACTACAGGACCAGGAACTGGCATGAACAATGCGAGTACTGGAGCCGGAGCTCACTTTGATGAGACTCGCGCTATTTATTGGGCAGATAGTACTGCAACCACAGCTGCAGACGGTCAACGCTCTTTTACTTATGCTACAGAAGCGGAGACAAACCCCGGACAATCTTTTTCCGGAGCATCTCCAGCATCTCAACAAAAAGGTCTTGTCTCTAAAGATGGAAAAGGTTGGAGCGGTAACGAGGGCGGCTATAATGCGGGCTACTCATACCGACAGTACACTTACGCAACTAGCACCATTACAACTCTTGGCGCTAATACAAAAGCAATCCTTAATTCTGGAGAAGAGAACCATTCTCAGTCGCAGACCCGTGGGTATGTGCTTGGTCACTACAATGGAGCTCAAGTAAACGAATCCGGTTACTATGAGTTTGCTACTGGTGCTAGAGCGCTATGGCCTTCAGGACAATGGCCTACTGGAACACAAAGCGGAACAGGATCTTCGGCTGGAGCGGCTATTGAAGGGCGCTCATCTGGCGCAGGAATGTGGAGTGACTAATGCCTATTTTTGCATCCCAAAGATCTGTTAATGGTGTCTTCAGCGCTCGCTATAAGCGAGGTGGAATTCTTCCTTTTCTAACGCGTCAAGTTTTAACAACTGGTTATGTAGCCGCTGGATACAAAGACAGCGTTCCATGGCAGAATGTAAACAAGTACGCATTTTCTACAGACGTTGCAAGTAACCTAGGAAACATCCTTACAGAAACAGCTAACTATACGTCCGGTGCTCATAACCGAAATATAGGTTTTGTTTGGGGCACTGGTGGTGTTGGCGCATTTACCTCTACTTCAGTATTTAGTATGAGAAACGATACAACGTATACAAAACAAGCGGCCATGAACACCGCTCAAACTGTTGGAGATTCAGCCACTATTCTTGCCCAAGACACTACAGGAAACTACACATTCTCATGGCAAACAGGAAACCAAGGTACAGCCGTATATCAAAAGTTTAATTTAACAACCGAAGTCCACACCTCGACGGCAGGAACTGGTTTTGGACAGGCCGGTACCGGCGCAGGGGCTCACATGAGCGAGAACTGGGGTTATTTTTGGGGAGACAACGCAGATGGCGACTCTACATATCGTAGAAAGTTTGTTTTTGCAACGGAAGCAGAGTCTACTCCTGGATCTTCTCCAGGGTTCCACGGACAGCAAAAGGGTTCTCCGGCTAAAACCGGATTTGGTTATGGAGGTAACGAGGGGACTTATGGGTCTGGTCGTTATTTCCGAAAGTGGAATTACACTACAGAGAGCACAGTAGCAACCCCACAAAAGAGCGTGTGGTTCTGCGGTGAAGAAAACTTCTCTATGAGCCAGACTCACGGCATTATGCTGGGTCACTACTCAGATACCACAGGTGGTAACGCATCCACGACAGGTCAAACCAATGATATTGGAAAGTTTGATTTTGCTACGGATTCTGGCTTCCGCGTAACATCAACTTCTCTTACTGGTACTCATACAAATGGAGCCGCCATTAACGGAAGGTCCTCAGGACACGGGTTCTGGAGAGATTAACAGCACCTGGTACACTAACAACATGGAGAACAACATGGATAATATTACAAGCCTTGAAGAGCGCCTAGAAGCAGCTCGTCAAAAGTTGGTTACCGACACCGGGGACCTTAATGATAAGCAAGTAGAACTACTAAAGTTCTCTTTAGACATAGACCATAGCACCCCTTACTTTAAGATTAAGCACTTTGTGGGTGACGCCCAAATTACACCTTATCAAAAATACAAACAGTTTCTTTTAGAAATTAGATCTCGTGAAGAGGTTATTGAAAACCTTCTAATGAACATTGCAAAACAAGAGGCTCAGATAGAAGTGGTTCATGAAGAGATGTCAGAAACCACATCTCCGGCAAAAGTTAAATTAAAAGAGTTTGAATTAATTACTAATAAAAACGACCTCATAAAAATGCACCGCAGGCTAAACCAATGTTATGTAGAACGTAAAAATTACATAATTGCGTTAGAAGAGATGTACCAGACAGGTGAGGCGTACCTTCCAGACGGAACTGATTTAAAAGATGCTGTGCAAAATGAAGAGCTGTCAGCCAAGCTTGAGGCAGACCATTGGGTTCAGCGCCTAGGAAAACAGGCTGCCTTGGACCTAATGGCTATGGGAAAAATTGGCACGGGAAACATGGACGCCATCTCTCAGATGGACACTGATTCTGCTGTAGCAGCTTTGACTGTTGCTGTGGATTGGGCGACACGTGTAGATAATGCTTTAGGTCAAATTCAGTCAGCCAAGATTAAAGAGTTGGCTAACAAACAATTTACAATTGAGTTAATAGATAAGCCTAAAGAAATAGAATGACCTTCGCCGGACTATTTCACGACGATATCTATAAGTTTAGCCCGGATCAATGGGACGCCCTAAAGATAAAAGGGTCCTTTATGTTTTGGTACTTTACTGAAGTAGAGAACGTGCCAGAGGAACTTCCGTATATACCCATGAGCGAGTATGAGGCTATGGGGTACAAATACTACGATATTAATAGGGGGTACATTCACGTCTGGGCGCACTCAAATGTAATGGATCAGTTCACTCCAGAGCAAAAAACGCGATTTGTGGAACACCCAAAACGTAATAAGATGGGCGACCTAGTTGATTGCCCTATGCGGTACAAATACGAGTTAACTGAGGAGGACAAAAGACAAGCCGACGCGTTTTGGCAAGTCATGAAACCACATGTTCACAGTACCCTTAAATCCCAAGCTGAATCAAGAGGAACTTGAAGAGTTCATAGAATTTTTAGATGAGTGCAAAAGCTATATCTATGACTTTTACTTTACCTGCCGTATACCGCCTTTTATGCAAGATGCGATGGGTGATGTCTTTTCCAACCCCGAAGAAGACCACAAGTATCTAAACGAACTTGCTATAAATATTCAAACCTTTACCGGCATCACAGCTTCTGCCGTGTTTAACAACATATATGTACCACCTACCCAAGAGAACTTAGACCTATTTATTGAAAACTTTAGGCCTTTATACGAGGCTGGTATTCGATCAATCACAATCCCACACACTCACTGGGTTGCTAGTGGTCAAATCCAGGCGGAGTTTCCCGGAATCTTTATTAAGAACACTATTCTTAGAAATGTATCTGAACCACGGGAAATATCTCATTTGGCAAAGGCTGGGTTTAACTACATAAATCTAGACCGAGATTTGATGCGAGATCATGAAAAACTAAAAAGATTTAAAAAGGCAAAAGAACAATACGGGGTAAAACTATCCCTGTTGGCTAACGAAGGATGCCTGGGTGGTTGCCCTATGATGGACGAGCATTACCACTTTAACAACACTAGGTCCGAATCTTCACAATATTTTGCGGACTCTATTAGCCGTGTTTCTTGTATGAAGTGGGACTATGAGGATCAAGCAGTTCCGTTAAAAACAGCCAACTTTCCACCATGGAAAGAGGACTGGGATTACTTCTTAAACGAACTTGGTATTGATGTCATAAAGATGCACGGTCGTGAATCTCGCTCTAGGCTCAGAGAGACTATGCAGATTATCCGCAATTATATTGCTGGTAAAGAAATTCTGTTTGACCATTTCAAGGACTTCGTAGAAGAAGGAAACTTGGTAGACAGACCAATTAATATCTGGCGTGAAAAGATTAAGACTTGCAAGTTTGACTGCTGGGACTGCGGGTACTGCGACAAAATTGTTGCGGCTAAGTATGGAGACAAGCGACAGCCTCGCACCTTGGTTGTAACTAGAGAACTGGTTGATTCGGTAAACCGAAAGTTGGATATTAATATCCCTGGACTTACCAGCAAACGTATTCAACAACTGCTCAATGGGTTGGCCTCTCAATCAAAGGTTTACCTAGAAATAGGCGCTTATCTGGGCGCTACAGGAGCGGCCGCTTTAGCGGGAAATAATCTGGACGCCTACTTTATCGACATGTGGGAAGAAGACCTACAGCCGGTTAGAGAAGAGCACGGAGAGCTCCCGCCTAATAACCAAGATGAGTTTGAAAAAAATATAGCCCCATATGTGGGCGATAACAAAGTGCACATCATTAATGAGGATATGCACGAAGTTGATGTGTCCACCATCAAAGATGTGGATTTATTTTTCTATGACGGACCTCACGAGTACGAGCATATTTATAAGGCCGTGACCCGTTATAGGGACTGCTTCGCTAAGCAAGCCATCCTTGTGTTCGATGACGCGAATTGGACAGATACGGTGCGTGCAGCTGACGATGCGGTGAAAGCCGCGGGTCTTACACCCGTATACTCCAAAAAGATGCTAAACAGCATCGAAAACGAAAGGATGTGGTGGAATGGAATTTACATCATCGTTGTTGCTGGATAATCAGCAATTCCTCATTCTACTGGCCGCAGTAATGGGACTTTCCTTTGCTGCAAAAAAGACACAAGTATTCATGCCGTTTTACGCATGGATTGCTACACGTGTTAAGTCAAAGAGAGCAGTCGTAGCGCTGATCTCCCTATTTTCTGGTGTACTACCGATTTCAGGTCGCGTCGCTATTTCGGCTGGTGCTCTAGATACCATTGCTCCAGAAGATCACAAAAAGCGTAAGAATTACGGAATTATTGACTACCTATCTACGCATCATTTTTACTTCTGGTCCCCATTAGAGGCTACTGTTTTATTGCCTATGGCAGCTCTAAGCATTAGTTACTGGGAGTTAATGAGTAAAATTTCGCCCTTACTTGCTACCGCAGCAGTTGTTATTTTGTTCTATATCTTTAAGGTACTAAAAGAAAATGATATTGAAATCGTTATTCCAGGGAAACCGCTAAAGAAGAAGGATAAGGAGTCTTGGCAGTTAGAGGCAGATTCCAAGCGTGATCGTAAGCAACTCATTGACTACGCACGAGTCTTAGTATTCACCGCCATTGTTATCGTGCTTAGCAACATTGTTAAGGCTAATATCGACACGATTAACGGATGGATTGAGGCCGCCCATAAAAACAACCTACTTATTCTTGTAGCATTTACTGGTTTTCTAGCCAGCTTTGCCCTAGGAAGCAGTAGCAAGTTTGCTGGATTTGTGGTCCTATCTGTAGGAGTATTTGGCGTTGAAACCTTGCCATTGTTCTTTGCCGTTGACTACGCTGGGTACATGCTATCCCCAGCCCACAAGTGCCTAGTTGTAGGAAAGAGTTATTTTAGGACTCCGCTTAAAGATTACTATAAGGCTATCCTTGCGCTTGTAGTGCCTGTCGTATTGATGGGTATAACCCTGTACTATGGAGGAATTCTATAAAATGACAAAGCGCATTAGTTTTATGCCTATGAATGAGGACGTGTCTAAGTTCGAACCACCAAAATCCGCTAAGTCCTATGTTCCAGATTGGTACAAAAAAGCCAAAAGGTTTCGTAGCGGTAAAATGGAAATTCTTGGAGAGGCTGGTGGAATTAATAAAGACATAAAGCTATGCGTTCCATTTTTAGACGCTTTAACTACTGGTTATATGCTGACACTGCCAGTAGATTTGCTAGTTCAACGTAAAGGCAATGAGGTGGGGTTTTTCTGGAACGAAGCCCCATCCATTGTAGAAATTAGACCAAAAGACATGGCTTCTACTTTGCCCAGACCGTCTGGTCATGACCATGACTTGTACGCTTGGCACACCTATTGGGCAGTATCTGTTCCTCAAGGATATAGCTGTGTGTTCACCCACCCTTTAAATAGGTTTGATCTCCCGTTTACAACTACCTCTGGAGTTGTTGACTCTGACGGGTTCTCCCTTGGTGGGGAGATACCCTTCTTCTTAAAAGAAGGGTTTGAAGGAACCATCCCTGCGGGCACCCCCATAATGCAAATCATCCCTTTTAAAAGAGAAGGTTGGCAAAGCGAAGTCAAAGAGACTGACAAGAACTGGCTAAACAAGCAGCTGTTCCAAGTCGCTAAATACCTATACGACGGGTACAGAAAAGTAGTTTGGGTTAAGAAGTCCTACGACTAGCCCCTAAGGTAAAATCTAAGGTGTGCCAGCAATTGACTTTCCTAATTCCCCTGCGCTAAACGAAGAGTTCAGTGCTGCAGGAACTACTTGGCTTTGGGACGGTTACAAGTGGGTCATTAAAGAGTCTTTAGGTCCAATCGGACCTACAGGTCCTGCTGGTCCAACCGGGCCAACCGGTCCTGCTGTAACTGGGCCCACTGGATCTGCTGGTCCAACTGGACCGACTGGTCCTATCTTTCAAAACGTAGATTGCGGAACTCCGTCTTCTACGTACGGTGGAGTTGTCCCTATTGATTGCGGAGGGCCTAACGACTAATGCATGATCATACAAATCACTCAACAGACTTTTCTTTTCAAATAACTGAGATGAAAGTTATGTGGGCTCTTATGGGACTAATGGCGGCTCACCATGTTTGGATGTGGTGGAAAATGAAAAAAGGAAAGAAGTGTGATTGCTAATGGCAGTTAAAGTTCAATTTAGACGCGGAACTGTATCTGAGTGGGCAACCGCAAACCCAATCCTTTCCCAAGGAGAAGTTGGTTACGAGTACGACACTGGTAAGTTTAAAATTGGAAATGGTTCATCTGCTTGGAACTCTTTGCCCTACTCCTCCGGACCAACAGGTCCAACAGGCCCAAGTTCTACAGCAACTGTAGGAGTTGTTTCTACCCTAGCCCCAGGATCTTCTGCAACCGTTGTTAATACAGGAACTGCAACTGCAGCCGTATACAACTTTGGTATTCCTCAAGGTGTCACCGGTCCTACAGGTCCAACAGGACCAACTGGACCAACTGGTCCTAGTGGCGGTATTGTTCTAAATGTAACTAACTCTGGATCAGGCGCTTACGTAATTAATGGCGAAAGCAACCCAACGTTATCTTTCATTCGTGGTCACAGATATGTAATTAATGTTAATGCTGTAGGCCATCCATTCTGGATTCAAACAGTATCTGGAGCCTATAGTTCTGGAAATATTTACAGCACAGGAATTACTAACAATGGTACTCAAAGTGGAACTATTATTTTTGAAGTTCCTTTTGACGCACCGCAACTTTATTACGTTTGCCAATACCACCCACCAATGGCTGGAGCAATCGCGGTTTCAAACCTTGGACCAACCGGTCCTCAAGGTGAAACGGGACCAACAGGACCTCAAGGAGAGCTTGGTCCTACAGGTCCACAAGGTGTTGCTATCAACCTTATTGGTAGCGTTGCTACTCCTATAGATTTACCAACAACTCCAACTCCAAACCAAAATGATGCTTACATTGTTGACTCAGATGGAGATGTTTACGTTTGGAGCGATATCTCTGGCTGGTACAGCGCCGGTCAGATTGTTGGTCCACAAGGTCCTACTGGACCACAGGGAGACACCGGCCCAACAGGTCCTCAGGGAGATATAGGCCCAACCGGTCCATCTGGAGTTATCTCTGTAACGGGTCCTGTTACAAATACTGGAACATCTACCGCCGCAGTGCTAGGTCTTGATCAATCTCTGTTATCTATAACCCTTTCACAGGTTTCTGATGCGGGAACCGCAGCAGGTAAAAATTATTCAACCACAGGAGATGCCGCAGCGGGAGAGGTTGTCCTTGGAGATGATAGTCGTCTATCTGATGAAAGAACTCCGCTAGACGGTTCGGTTACCACAGCAAAAATTGTTGACGGTGACGTAACAAATGATAAGCTTGAAAATTCCGGAATAACGCTTGGATCTACAGCTATAACTTTAGGTGACACTACAACTTCAGTTGCAGATTTAACTTTAACAACCCCAACAGTATCAGGTCTATATATTTCTGATTCAAGCTTAACCGTAGAGGGAACTGCTAACGACTTTGAGACAACTTTAAGTTTTACAGATCCTGTAGCAGACGTAACCGTTACGGTTCCAGCAGAGAATACAACTCTTTTGGGTACCCACTTAGTTACGGCAAAGGGAGATCTATTAGCTGCTACAGCTAGTGGAACTATAGATAACTTAGCGGTTGGAGCAAATGGAAAGTTCTTATCAGCAAACTCTGCAGAATCTACGGGATTGGTCTGGGATAATCCTCTAATAGCTGCTGCGGGTACTTTAAATCAAAGCTCAGATATTGTTGATGTTTACCCAAGAATCGGTAACTTTACTGGAACGCCTACAAGCGGAACTGTTTACCTAACTATGTTTACCCCTAGCTGGGATGCCGTAGTAGATTCAATAAGTGTAGCTTCATCTACTATTGCAACTACCGGAGCTTCTTTAATCAGACTAGGTATCTATACAGTCTCTGGAAATACTGCAACTTTAGTAGCCAGAACAGCTAACGACACTACCTTGTTTAGCACTACTAACACCCTTTACACACGAAATCTTGATACTACGGGAGGTTTCCCCTCAACTTATGCCCTTACTGCGGGAACTAGATACGCCCTTGGAATCATAGTATTAGCATCTACAACTGGAAACCTACAACTTGCGTATAGTTCTGTGCCGGCTACCCTATCTACACTAGCTCCTAGACTTACTGGAGCAGTGGCCGCTCAGACAGATTTACCTACCACTATTAGCAGCATGTCCTCTAGTACAATTAGCGTTTGGGGAAGGTTCTCATGATACGTACAAGCCTAGGAATTGATCCAGAAACTGGCGCAGAGAAGTTTGAAGTCAAGAACGATGAAGGAGTAGTAGTAGGTTACGACCTAGTATATCCTGAAGAATAATCGGAGCATAAATGAAGATAGCGATCTACACTATCGCGTTAAACGAGCAACAGTTTGTAAAGCCCTGGTATGAGTCAGCAAAAGAAGCTGATTATCTTCTCATAGCTGATACCGGATCTTCCGACTCCACAGTTAAAGCAGCTAAGAAACTTGGTATAAATGTGGTATCAATTTCAGTAAAACCTTGGCGTTTTGATGACGCCCGTAATGCTGCGCTTGCTGTATTGCCTGATGATATAGATCTATGTATTGCTCTTGATATGGATGAGGTACTAGTTCCTGGGTGGCGAGCGCATTTAGAATCTATCGATAAATACGTTACTCGCCCTAGATACCAATATACATGGAATTGGAATATAGATGGAAGTCCAGGCCTGCAATACGGTGGAGATAAGATCCACCGTAGACATGGCTATAGGTGGAAGCACCCTGTACACGAAGTATTGGTCTCTGACCGCATAGATGAGGTCCAAAGCTGGATAGGTTTAGAAATCCACCATCACGCAGATAACACAAAGCCTAGGTCTCAATACTTTCCTTTGCTAGCTCAGTCGGTAAAAGAAGATCCCTACGACGATAGAAACGCCTTCTATCACGCTAGAGAACTATACTTTTATGGGCGTTTTGCAGAAGCAGTGGAGGAATTTAAGAGACATCTTTCCTTACCAAAAGCGGTATGGAAACCCGAACGAGCGGCGTCTATGAGGTATATATCCAAAATGATGGAAGACTTTGTTGAAAGAGAAGACTGGTTAAAAAAAGCAGTAGAAGAAGCTCCTGATCGTAGAGAGGGGTATGTAGAGCTAGCCAAGCTTTACTATGAAAACAACCGCTGGTTTGACTGCCTAGATGCGGCAGAAAACGCATTAGAAATAACGGAAAAGCCCCTAGAGTATTTATGCGAAGACTTTGCCTGGGGATCAGATCCCTGGGATTATGCAGCAATTGCGGCGTATCGCCTAGGTTTGTCAGATAAGGCAGTTCAATACGGGACTAAAGCCGTAGAATTGAACCCAAATGATCCGCGCCTTACAGCGAATCTAGCTTTCTACTCGAAGGAGCAATCTCTTGGCGACGACTTATAAAATTTTAGGTCAGGTTGCCCCAGCAGCCAACGTATCTGGAGGAAGCCAACTGTATGCTGTCTCCTCTACTGCGGGAAGCGCTGCTGTGGTATCTACCATCGTAGTTTGTAATCGCGGAACCTCCGCAGCAACCTACCGTATAGCTATCCGTGAGGATAACGCTGCCCTGGATAACAAGCAGTATCTTGCTTACGATGCCGCTATCCCGGCTAACACTACTACCACCTTTACCCTTGGAGTTACCCTGTCTGCTTCAGATACGATCACTGTTGTCGCATCTACAGCAAACCTTACATTCCAGGCATTTGGTTCTGAGGTAGCATAGCCATGGCCGTTCAAAATAACGGCCAGCCAGTCGGACCTATTTTATTTACCGACGACTATCCTGGCAAAAGAGTTTTCTTTGGTGCTAACCAGCCCACTAACCCTACCGATGGCGACATCTGGGTGGACTCTGACGTTCAAAACAATGCTGGTAAGAACCTTGTATCCATAGCAACCCTTACGGGATCATCTGTAGATCTTTCTATCATCTCTCTTTACAAGGACGTATACGTCGTATTTAGGGGCGTAAAACCATCAGCAAACGCTACGGTTAACATAACTCTAAATGATGATGTGACTAACTATGCCTCTGGAACAGCCCTATTTAGTATCGCAAACGTAAAATCTGGGGTAGATACTAACCACTGGTCTGTAGACATAGTAGATACCCAAGATACCACCAGCTTTTCATGGGGATATCTAAAAGGCGTGTATACCAACAACTCTAACGTCGTAACGATCCTAGACAATACAAATGCCTTTACCGTTCCTGGAGCCTTAACTAAAATGACAATCTCGCTATCTACCGGAACATTCTCTGGTGGTACAGCTTTAGTGTATGGAGTTAATTAATGGCTATAAAGCGCTGGAATAACACTACAAGTCAGTGGGAAGCTTTTGGTAGCCCACAACTAAACCCTGCAGCTTTAGGTATAACCCCTTCAGCTATTGGCGCAGTTAACGTTGTCAATGGTCAGGTAACTACTGCTTCTACATCTTCTAACGTTGTTAGAAACATAACCGTCTCCACCAACGCTCCAGCAGGTGGGAATGACGGAGATATCTGGGTGCAGTACGTCTAATGCCGGGTTCATCCAAAGTAGGAGGCGTCTGGAGGACTGCTAGCGGTCTTTCTGTAAAAGTAAGCGGTCAATGGAAAACCGCTACTGGCGCCTTCGTAAAAGTGGGTGGACAATGGAAACAATGGTTTGCATCCAAAATACAAGATGCGTTTAATAGAACTTCTACTGTAAATGGATTAGGAACAGCTGACTCAGGTCAGGTGTGGACAGCTCTACGCGGAAACTGGCGTATCAGTGGTTCTAACACAGCTATTGCAGATGATGCGGCTAGCACATATCCAATAGCTTCGGCTAACCTTGGAAATACTGATGTAAAGATACAAACAGATACCACTGGTGGAACTGGCGTTTCTTTCTGGATAAGCTCCGCTGGATCTTGGTGGGCTGCTTATCCTAGGTATACTTCAAGCACTCAAACTTTTTGTGATCAGAGTCAAGTTACCAATACCTCAAACCCTCCTGCTGGCAATTGCTGTTCTGGAGTAACTACTGGAAGCACTTCAGTATGCGATCAGAGTCAGGCAACTAACACCTATAGTCCTCCTGCTGGAAATTGCTGCTCTGACATAACTAGCTCTCAAACCTGTAACCAAAGTCAGGTCACCAACACAAACAACCCTCCTTCTGGAAGCTGCTGTTCTGGAGTAACTACTTCCGGAGGTGGAACTGCATGTACCGGAGGATACGTAGATTCTTATAGTAATCCGCCCTCTGGAAGCTGCTGCTCAGGAGTTTCTAGTGGAACTGTTAGTGTTTGCGATCAGGGCCTAACTGGGTGCTCAAACTCAAGCTGTTCTGGAACTAACTGCTGCTCCGGCGTTATAACAAGCGGTGGTGGAACCTCTACAGTCTGCGATCAAGGACAGGTTAGTGGTTCTAGTAACCCTCCCTCAGGAAGCTGTTGTTCTGGCGTCACTAGTTCTGGAGGTGGAACCACCACAGTCTGCAATCAAGGTCAAGTAACAAGTACTAGTAACCCTCCATCAGGAAGCTGCTGTTCTGGCGTCACTACTAATCCAGGATCTGCTAGATCTTATTCAAATTCGGCAACATCAATTACTAAAACCTATGAGCAGCGCATAGCTGGATATGACTGCTGTCAAGGTATTTCCGGAGAGTGTATTAACACCTATACTGCTTGTTACTATTGCAGCCCTGGACAAGAGCTATCTAGCTACTCTTGCTATAACCCAGCTACGCCAACCACTTATTCTTGCTACACCAGTAATAGTACTACTACAACCCCTACTACCTATTCTTGCTATACCTCTACACGTACCGTAACTAATCCGGTAAGTTATTCTTGTTATACTTCGACTAGAAATAGAACAGTCTACTCTTGCTATACACAGCAAGTAAACCAGCCCACAAATTACTCTTGCTATACCGCGTACACCACTAATTATTCTTGCTACACCAGCACTAGAAGCGTCACAACTTATTCTTGCTACACCGGCACTAGGAGCGTAACTACCTATGTATCGTCCCTAGTAATAGCCAGCTCTGTGTCTGAAGTAGTAAGCGAGGCCGCTTCTTTACAGATATCTAGCAATAACTCTGGCTTTACTACAGTCGGCTCTGTATACGTAACTACTGTAGGTAACGTAATAACGGCAAAGGCCTATTCTGGATCAAACCTTGGCGGATCGCAACTTGGGGCTGATCTAAGCCATACCCCAACTTCCCCCACCAAGGGAACTTCTGTGGGTATAATTAAGGCGCCTTCCACAGGAAGTCAAGGATCTACCGTAGACAATTTCTTGGCGACAATATAGGAGTATAAATGAGCGAAAGACCCGCCCGTCCCTGGGACCTATTCAATAAGAATATAGGTCGAGTAGAAACCGATATTGCCCAGAAAAGACTAGAGATCTGTCAGACCTGCGATAGATTTATAAAGGCCACCACTCAATGCAAAGAGTGTGGCTGCATAATGAAGCTTAAGACAAAGCTTCCTAACGCCTCTTGCCCATTACATAAGTGGGAAGCAGTAACCAATATCTATAAGGAGGAAATAAATGGCTGATTACACTCAAGAAATACCACCAGTCAAGATTGCTTTTATCATTGATAACCAGGTTGTAGACATCCTACATACCGATGAACGCCTTGGCGCTATCTTTTTAAGCGAACCTGTAATTAAAGACGTATCAGACAAAATGCCACTCGAATCACATAACATAGTAGTTGGAGCAACATACGACCCTCTAATCGATGAGTACAGCCTTCCAGTAGAGGAGTAAAAGTGCGTGGAGAACAGCGGGAGGGCCGGTTTAGTATCCAACATGAGCGTGGGTCTATTATTTCTGGTACCACCAAAGAAGTTGTTCGTACTGTAGGTTACGAAATCGACTGGTGGTTATATGACCAGGACCTAACCCAAGTAGACGCTCTTTATGACGTGGGAAGCAGCGTAGGAGGAGGTCGTAGATATCACGGACCTCATACAATCCCAGTAGTTAATGCTGCTCTATTCCAGGGCGTAACTGTACAGAGTGAACGAGGCTTCTACAACACCGACGTTCTTAGAATTACCATTAACATGGATATCATCGATGGATCCAGCTTATCTGGTGGAGAATCAAGGGTTATCCCAGAGCTTCAGTATCTGCCTACTAACCCAGACGCATATCTACGCGATAGGGTGGTCTTTAGAAAACAAGTATTTGCGGTAAAGCAGATCTTCCCTAAGGGAATCATTACTGACGACTATACCCTCTTTACAATTGACTGTAACCAGGTTAATGCTGAAGAGCTCATCAATGATCCCCAGTTCCAGGAATACGCTAACTACACCCCATTCGTTTCTAGAACAAACCGAGGTTAAACCGTGCCATTCAAGTCCCAAGCTCAGCGTAAGTGGATGTATGCTAATGACCCTAAGATGGCTGCTGAGTGGGAAGAAAAGACTCCCAAAGGTAAGCGACTACCCAAGAAGGTGAAAAAGAAGAATGGCAAAAAGTAATCCCTGCTGGAAAGGTTATGTCCAGGTGGGCTTTAAAAGCCAAGCTGGTAAGAAAGTCCCTAACTGTGTGCCGGAGGGTAAAGGAAAATCTAAGGTACCTGCCCCTAAGAAAGGTAAAAAATAATGTGTGCTTCCTGTGGTTGTAAATGTACTAAGTCCAAAGCTATGAAAGGATGCAAATGCCGCTGCAACACGTGCAAATCAGCTCGCCAGAGCAAGAAGAAGTAACCTGCGGCTGTGGTGGCTGCACCTGTCAGAAAGAAGACCCTAATGAAAAAGCCTAAGGCTAAGATGATGAAGGGCAAGTACGTCAAGTCCAAGGACGAACCGGTCGATGCTTACCTAACCAGGAAGCTTGACAAAGAACAAAAAGAAGAGTTTGAAAAGAAAGACAAAGCTCACGGCAAAAAAGCCAACCCTAAGACTATGCGTAAAGATATCGCTATTGACAAGAAGATTATCAAAGGCATAGAAAAGAAGGAAAAAGCCCACGAAAAGAAAGAGGGCAAGAAGGGCGAAAAGGCCGAAGAGAAGCGGGAAAAGAAGAAAAAGAAGTAAGAATTTAGCCCCCAATATGGGGGCTTTTTCTTTATCCTTGGATTGACGCCGGGGAAACCCGGAACCCTGCTGCTTTACCTTGCGCCTCAATGGAGGAATTATGATTGCACTTATTAACCGGCTAAATAGGGCTGAGACCCAAGCCGATAAAGAAGAATTCATTCGTGGTTTAGCTAACCTCAAAGACACCAAGAAACCCCTTCTTGTTGGCCTTGTTGCAGGGTATCTACTCACGAATAGGATTCGGAATAAGTGAATCCACTCTCCAAATTCTTAGTAAAGGCGTACGCAGAAGCGGCAGAAGACTCAGCTTCAGAGTTAACTATGGAGCTTAGAGACTTTGCCAAAGATTTAGGTTGGCCTGCAGAAGTCTCTTCACATCTACGTGTAAGTATCGAGGACGGGGAATACGTCGTCCAATACCCACCTATGTTTAAAAACTCAATTCTGACCCTGGAATACGGCACCCAGTCAATCCCTCCAGCCCCTGCCATACGAACTTTTCTTCAAGATCTGTACCAGACTGGTATGGAAAATGAGATAGAAAAACATTTAAAGAAGGCTAGGTTGATCTGATGCCTTATTTAATAAATGAAGATCAAGCTCTAAAGACTCTGCTATCTGGCATAACTGTTGCGGATTCCGGGAATCCAACCAGATCTGTAGGGGTTTGGTTTGGTCAGCCAGACGTTGAGATCCGTCAACAGAGCTACCCATACATTACAATTGAGCTTGTTGGAATAAATGAAGCTTTTGAACGAGCACACAGAGGCTATGTTCCTTATGGATATCTTCCAGAAGGAGCAGATTCAGAAGAAGAGTACGAGGGTTGGTATCCAATACCAGTTAACTTGTTATATCAGATAACTACATACTCTCGTCAACCACGACATGATCGACAAATAATCAATGCGTTATTTGCTCCAGGTCGTTTACCACTTAGGTTCGGACTCCTACAAATCCCTGAAGATGGCACTGTACGCAGGGTAGATGTGCTGGGGTTCGTTAAACGAGATACTACAGAACAAGATAAAAGACTGTTCAGTAATATCTACAATGTTCAAGTTAGCTCGGAATTCCTCCCAGCTCAGTTGAACCAAGTATACGAAGTGCTAACACCACCAAACATCACACTAGAAGAGCAATTTACAGACTTCGAACCAATAGAGATATAAATTCGGAACCCAAAGAAAACCTAACAGTAAGGAGTAAAATCGAATGGCTACATATAGTAGACCAGGCGTCTTTATTCAAGAAGTTGAGCTTCCTCAAGAAGTCGCGCTTGCAGATGTGGGCACGGCAGCAGGAGCTTTGGTGGGTACCCTTGCAAAGGGACCATCAGTAACTCCAGTTCTTGTAACTTCTTGGACACAATTTGTCAAGACTTTTGGAAGTCTTGAAGACGCATACCCAACTACATGGGCAGCATACAACTTCTTTGCCAATGGTGGTCGTCAGCTTTATGTGCGACGTATTCTAGGCTCAGGAGCAGCGCAGGCCTCTGTAGTATTGACAGACCGTTCAAACTCAGCATTGAACACCCTCTTGGTTCGAGCAGCTAACCAAGGAGCATGGGGAAATGACCTTGCAGTAGAAGTACAAGAAGCAGGAACTAGCAATAGATTCACTCTTTTAGTTTATGGAGCTCCAATTGGCTCTGTAGCTAATTCAAATCTTCTTGAACAATTTACTGATCTAAGCATGGACTCAACAGATCCTCGTTATGTGGTATCTGTCATAAATTCTTCTTCAGCATACGTAACAGTAGCGGATCAAAACTCTGCTTCTGTTTCTCCTGACGATCTTCCAGAAATTGATGGTCTAAAGGATCTAACTGGTGGCGTAAATGGATCAGCTCCAAGCAGAACTGATTACTCTGTAGCTCTAGCTACTTTTGACGCTATTCAGAATCCCCTTCTATTTAACATTCCTGCTGCAGCATATATCTACACTCCAACAGGAACAAGTACAGAAAGAACCCTTGCGATAAATATCCAGGGGGATCTAATCAACTATTGCGAGCTTCGCGGAGACGCATTTGCAATTATTGATTCACCTATCGGAGAAACCGTAGCAACAGCTAAGACATTCTTTACAGAGGTTAAGGCTGCTGCACCAGATTCAGACGGAGGATGCGCTGCCGCGTACTTCCCATGGTTGCTTATTCCAGACACTCTACGTGCATCTGGCGGAGCAACAAGAGCTCAAGCTCCAGGAGCAGCAATGATGGGCCAGTTCTTGGCTACAGATGCTTCTCGCGGAGTTTTCAAAGCCCCTGCAGGTTTGACAAACCGCGTAGCACTAGCTGTAGCAACGGAGCGTCAGTTCACCAACGTTGAGTTGGATGACCTAAATACTGGTGCAGTTCCAGTAAACGCTATCCGCCAAGTTCCTGGAAACGGAATTGTTGTAATGGGCGCTCGCACCCTGAACAATACTCCAGGAGATCGCTACATCAGCGTACGTCGTTCTCTTACCTATATTAAGAAAGAATTGACTGATAGAAGCGCATTCGCAATATTTGAGAACAACAGCGAACGTCTGTGGTCTCAATTACGTGTTGCCCTTGGCTCGTTCCTACGTGGCTACTGGCAGCAAGGCGGATTGCGTGGATCCAGTCCAGACAAGGCTTACTACGTAAAAGTAGATGCAAGCACAACAAGCCAGTCTGATATCCAAAATGGTCGTGTTAACATTGAAGTTGGCGTGGCCCTTGAGTATCCAGCTGAGTTTATTGTGATCAAGCTTGGTCAGATAACCGGAACAGCTTCGGCATAAGGAGATAGATAAAGATGCCCGTAAATAACACCCTCAGTACCCTCTTAACAGATCCGGTACGTAATTTTAAGTTTGTGGTTGAATTTCTCCCTCAAACTAACGATTCTAAGTGGGGATCTTCCTTTGGAAAGATGGGTTTCGTCTCTCTTTCTGGACTAAGTGTCTCTACTGAGTCTATAGCTTACCGTGAAGGTGGCTATAACACTAACTTCCACCAGATTCCTGGACAGAGCTCATTTACACCAATCACCCTATCAAAGGGAGTAATGCTTGGTAATGATTCTCATGCTCGTTGGATGCGCCGTCTATTCTCTGTGTTGACTCCAAATGCAACCAGTGGAATTGGTGCGGACTTCCGCTGCGATCTAGATATCGCAGTACTAAGCCATCCAAACCCAGCAGCATACGCTGGATCTGGTGGCACAGCTGCAGTGGATACTGCATATGATCAACATGCATCTGTTCGATTCCGTGTTAACAACGCTTGGATAACTTCGTTGTCCTACAGCGATCTTGATGCTGGATCAAACACCCTGCTCGTTGAATCAATTACTCTTGTACACGAAGGCTTCGATGTAACCTTTGCTAAGAACTACACTCAGTCAGGTTCTGCACAGAAGCTCTCAGACACTACAGTAATTTCAGCACTGTAAAATAAAGAAAAGGTAAACTAAATGGCTACAGAAACTATCAGCGCATCAAATAACCCTGCACTTGCAAATAAGCTTGTAGCAGAAGCTACTTCTGCTCAGGAGGTAGCGACACCAACACCAAAAGTAGAAGTGTCGCTACCACCTGATACATCAGTAGTTCTTCCAGGAGGATTAACAGATCCTTTTGACGGAACTATAAATACTGCTGAAATTAGAGAACTTACCGGATCCGATGAAGAGATCATTGCTCGCATAGGAGACCCTGGAAAAGCTCTATTGACTATTCTAGAAAGAGCTACAGTAAAAGTAGGCGATAAGCCTGCTGACAAAGAGACTTTAGATTCTCTTCTAGCCGGAGATCGAGAAGCCTTGCTTCTTGCAATCCGAGTTGCAACGTTTGGACCTAAGGTAAAAGTAATGCCTATCTGCACTAGCTGCGGAGAAGAGCAGACCTTTGAGATAGACCTAAGCACAGACGTAGAGACAAAAACTCTAGATGAGTCAGACCGAGTTTTTACACTTGATTGCAAAGTAGGAAAAGTAACGGTAGGACTTCCTACCGGAAGCGCTCAAAAAGCGCTAGTAAATGCAACAAATAAGAATGCAGCTGAACTAGACACCATCTTGTTAAAGAGCTGTATTGAATCCATAAACGGCATGCCTGTACTCAACGTACAGCAGATCAAGGACCTAAGTCTTAAAGATCGCCGTGATTTAATCAAGGCCATAACAGACCGCAACCCCGGACCACAACTTAGCGAAATAAAGAAATCGTGCACATCTTGCGAAGCGGAGGTACCACTGCCACTAACCCTGGCAGACTTGTTTCGAGAATGAAACAAGTTACGAATTAGTTATAGAGGCCTATAACTATTTAGTGTACTTCTATCCAGGATGGTCTTTAAGCGATATTAAATCGTTGTCGTTTAGAGAAAGAATGATGTGGTTAGACAAAGCTATGAGCAGACCTAAGGCGGTGAATTAATGGCAACTCCACCCGGTGGACAGAATATGGTCGGAGCTTCGGACTCCGAAAACTTTACATCCATGCCCGGAGTCTTAGATAAAGTATTTTCTAAGAGCGATGCGGGCATGAAAAAACTTGTAGATTATTCTGAAAAGCTAGTTAAGAACGCCAGAGAATACCGCGATCTTTTACTTGAAGCCACAACCGGGAACAAAGGTGTTGGCGGTCAAACACTAGGTTTAGGTGCTTTTAGTAGCGGAACTAGACGTCAACAGCAAGCCATGGGCTTGGGCGTTATTGGCCTTGCTGCTGGAGCTACAGCGTACAGCATGGCTCCAAACACCATGTCCGCCGTTACACAAAGAATCTACGCTGATTCTCTTGCTGGACTCAGCGGGATGGGTGCTCAAGGCCTAATAGCACAGTCTAATAGGCTAGTAGGTGGCGGTGCAACTAGCGCCATGGGACCTACTGCGGCTGCAGCTACGCTGGGCTATCAGGGCGGATATTTAGCTAACACTTTAAGCTCACGACGCATTATGGGTCAAGTAGGCGGTATGTCTGCTTTGACCGGAGCGTCTAATGAACAAGTAGCTGGCGCATTTGCTGGAATAAATGCGATGAGCTTCTTACGTGCGGGTATACGAGCACGTGATCGCCAAGGAAACCTCGTTGCTCCTAACCAGCTTGTTAATCAGGCATATGGCTTCCTATATGGCGGACGTAAGATAACTAAAGAGCAAGCCATGATGGTCCTTAATCCAGGATCTAAAGGCTATGCGACCCTCATGCAACTCTCTGGAGGAAATCCAGAGCTATTGCAACAGCTACAGATGGGAATTATTGCAAGAGCAAGTAAAGGCTCTTCCCTAACTAAAAAAGATTTATCAGATCCTAACAGAGCATTAGACATTATGGGCGTTGGAAAAGAAAGCCCGCTCCGTGCTCAGTTTAGATACAACACCTCTGAGGCAAGAAAACTTCAAGCTACCGAAGAAGGATTAGTAGGTGGCTACAACGTCTCCCTAAGAACAACCGCGTCTGTAAACGATGCGTTTAGCACTATGGCTGACATCTTAGGTCCAGTAAACGATGGCTTGATGACTCTAAAAGGAATTTTACAAACTTTACCTGGGGCTGGAAACACAGGCGCTACCTTATCTGGTTTAGGCGGCATGATGGCAGGCGCGGCTGGAAGTGCACTCCAATTAGGTTTAACTGCCCGTATGTTAGGTGTTGGAGGCAAAGCTGGTTTTATGGGAACAGGTGCGATGGCAGCTGGAGGAGTTAGCGCAGGAGCCGCTGCGGCTGGAGCAACAGCAGCTACAGCTACTGGTGCAGCAGCACTTACAAAAAGAGCAGCACTATTAAAACTACTTAAATCTTCAAAAGGTAAATTAACGCTTGGATCAATAGCTGCAGTACTAGGTGCTGAAGGATTAGACGCGTTATTTGGAGAAAAAGTAAGTCCAGGCGTAAGAAAAGCCGGCCTTGCCGCAGCAAATATTGGCGGTATGGCCCTTACTGGCGCAGCTATTGGAAGCTTTATACCAGTAATAGGAACTGGTATAGGTGCTGCAATAGGTACAGCTATAGGTGTTGGACAAACCCTTGCTGGTATGGGCGGAGATGGCGGCGGGTGCAACCACGGAAATATGGGTTGCTCACATGGTATTGGTGGAGATGGCGGCGGAGCTCCAGCACAATACGGTAAAGTTTTTCAACCACCTGTAAAACCAGGTACACGTATTAGTTCTGATTATGGCCCTCGCGCAGAAGCAGCAAGAAAGAATCCAGGCATTAGTTCTAATCACAGAGGTATTGACTACGCAGTTGCAGTAGGAAGTCCTGTACAAGCCGCAGCTGACGGAATAGTCTACGAGACTGGGACTCATGCACAATACGGATTCTATATAATTATTAAACATCAAGTTAAATCGACTCTGTATGCCCACTTAAGCGAGATCTTAGTTCAAAAAGGTCAACGTGTAAAAAGAGGTCAGGTAATTGCAAAGTCTGGCGGTAAGAAGGGCGCTCGAGGAGCAGGAAGTTCTACAGGTCCTCACCTTCACTTTGAAGTTAGAGACCACGGTGGAGTCGGTGCTCAAGGAAGAGAAAATCCTAAGAGTTTCTTTGGTAAAGCATTCTCCTTTATAAAAGCCGTAGGAACTAAAATTGTTAGTGGACTAAAATCAATGGTAGGCGCAGTAGCAAATACGTTTACGGGCCACAAAGGAACAAATGCTGAAAGTAGAAATCTTGAGGACTTCGGCACCCCATTAAGCAAGAAATATACAAGCCCGTCCATAGCGCAATTACTTAGTATGTTTGGAAATAACGGCCCGGTTAACTACGACAGGCTTATGAGCGGAATTAATCCAAAGGATAGTAGATACAAGGATATATTAGACCCAGGGCATACTGAGGGTAGGGGCGGAGAACAAGGCATAGCCGGAGGAAGTAGAGCAGGCTTTATGCGTATGCTCTATGAAGCTGGTTTTAGAGGAGACGCCTTAAAAACTGCTTTTGCAGTAGCTATGGCAGAATCTGGTGGAAGAGTAGATGCTGTTGGAGATAAAAGCTTAGTAACTCGTAAGTGGGGACCAAGTTATGGGCCGTTTCAAATAAGGTCTTTAAATAATTGGAAATCCTATAGTAATCCATGGAGAGATGCTTCTCGACTAAAAAATCCTAAATACAATCTTGCAGCAGCGCTTGAAATAAGCAAAGGCGGAAAAAATTGGGAGCCTTGGTCTGTTTATAAAGACGGTACTTTCCTTAATTGGATGGACGACGCTAATCGAATAGCTCAAAAATCTGGAATTGGTGGGGGCCCAGAAACAATGGGTAACTCCTCTTCTGGAGGTTTGGCTACTGAAGGTTCTTCTGTAGTTGTTCAAAGAAGTAGTGGAGCAAACTTCAATGCGTCCTCTAAAATAGACGTGCAGGTACACATGAACGTTAATATAGCAAGAGCATCTGTTGGAGAAGCAAACAAACTTGCCGACGATGTACTAAAGAGATTAGAAGCAAAGATTAAGTATGGGGAAGGATTAGGTATCTACTAATGCCGACATATGAGTCTGGATATTTCTATACCATTGACTATTACGAGTTTATAGATGACAACTTAGGCAGTGGAAACACTGGGGTCGAAACAACTAACGCTGTAGACTCTGATGGTTGGGCAAGCATATATGGCTGGGATGATGACCCAATTATAACTGGAGACTGGCTATCGCCAGATAACGGAAAACAAGTAAACTATAAGCACCAATTAAAGTTTGAAGTACGTGTTTGGAAAGAAACTTCTCCGGGCCTTGGTCCAAATCCAGTAGGTTTGTTGGGAGATGATGACGGCGTTAGGGTAGTTGTTTTACAAAGCTGGTTAGACAGCATTGCCTCTTACGCAACTTGTCCAAAAAGTTTTGGAAATTATGTTAGACAGAGCTCTCCTGTTTCAGGAAAAGGAAACACAGTATTTACCTTTTTCATAAACGGTACTGATAAGGGAGTTATTACTCCAAGAATACAAGTAACCCTTGAAGCTGGAAGTCAAGAAAACCCTCTTAATCCTGAGCCTGTTGAAATAGGTTTATATCCAAATGCTAGGATGAAAACCTTAAATTTTACAAAAGCATCTACTCAACCAAAGATCCCGCCAGCCTTAAAAACTCTTGTAGGAGCAGACAGAGCTCGATGGAATCGATGCACTAATGAATGGGTAGGGTTTTATCTTACAAACGTTGCTGGCGGTAAAGTTGATACCACGCTTGTTTACTACAGTAAAAATGGTCAAAAAATACGTGAACAGTACCTAGGAAGAGAAGCCGTAGATGCTACTGGTCCTAATACCTATTTTGGACAAGCTCAAGAAGTTTTATTACAGGCTGTAAGAGCCGTATGCGGGGAAGAAGAAACCCCTAATCCAGCTCTTGGAGAAATTTTGCCCCCTCCTGATTTAGACAAAATTCAGTACAACCCACCAAACCATTTTGTCACTAGATCTGTAGGTCATGGGGAAAGAACGCGAGAAATTATAAATAAACGGGACGATGTAACCATAGATCCTAGGGGAGTTGTAGCCGCATTAAATAATAGAAATAACCGGCTTGGAAAGATATACCAGTCTACGGATGGTGCTGAAGCTCTAAATAAACCCACAAAAGGAGAAAGAAAATTGTGGGGTTTTAGATTTACCTATAACCCTCAATCTATGAATTACGGTACTACTACAAACACGTCTGTAGATTGGATGCTTAACAGCAAAGATCCCGCAAACCTTCTTGGTGGAAATACAACAGTAAACATCGAGCTTTACTTAAACCGCATTGTTGACATGACCGCCCTAAAAAATTTAAAATCAACGGTAACAACAAGTAATGGAATAGACTATACAAATGGTTATCCAAGAGCATTAAGAAAAGAAGAAATTGAAGGGATCCTTTATAGAGGAACAGAATACGATCTTGAGTTCTTATACAGAGTTTTAAATGGAGATCCTGGAAAAACTGCTCTATTAGACTACGACGGAAAGACTTCAGACTTTGGTTATATAACGGGTACTCCTTGTTGGTTCCATCTACATAATAATCTAAAGTATTACGGATCCATGGCAAGCTTAGACGTAAAACACGTTATGTTTACCCAAGAAATGGTTCCAATGCTGTCTGTAGTAAATATCTCCTTTATTAGATACCCATCTCTTGAACTTTCAAAGAAAAAGATTAAACAAGAGTTTCAAAATCGTGCTGCTAAAGTTGCTGGTACTGGAGAGGAGGCCAAGTCATGATAGAAAGAGTTTCTCGATATTACGACGGGCCTTTGTTTCAAATAAAACAAAAATATACGGGACAGTACTCTATTGGAGTTTTTAGAAAATTTCCTGAAAGCAAGTCTGTCCAATATGTGGAATACACCTGGATTGACGGAGATAGTTTAGGTGCCCTAGCTAAAGTGTACATAGGTCATTCTAAGTACTGGTGGGAAATTTTAGAAATAAATCCAGAAATAGTTGATCCAACTAACATAGCCCCAGGAACTGTTATTAGGATTCCATATGACAACTAATAACTTTCAACGCAATTATGTATACGAGTCTACAGCTAACTACTCTACCTATAAAGTAGAGTTGCCTAAAACTCCAGATCTAGAAATGCTGTTAATTGGAGCTGAGCTATATCAAGATACTGAACAGCACGACCGTTTAGTGCTTCACTTTAAGGGCAAACCCTTCAATGACGATACTGTTATTAAATCTGAAGACCCAGTTAGGTTCACCTTTACTACAGATAGAATAAAGCAAGAGTTTGTAGGCTACGTCTATGCTATAGACCCTAAAGACGATTTAGACTCAAACAATACAGATATAATCTGTATTTCAGCATCTCACGTATTAAAAAATACAGATCAAAAAATATATAAAAACGTAACTGCAGATCAGGTAGTTAAAAAGATTGCTGAAAAAACAGGGATGAAAGCGGTTACTCAACGCCATCCTAGAGTACGAAAAACTATAGTTCAAGCAGGGCAAACAGACTGGCAGTTGCTACGACGTCTAGCAAAGCAGACGGGTTTTGCTTTAAGATCTGAAGGAACTACTATTTATTTTGTATCTAAGAATAAAATTTTTACTAAAAGTAAACAAAGCGCTCCTTATTTTGAATACATAGATTCAGAGATAGGCGGCACATCTGTTAAGTATAACCGCAGCTATGGAACTATAATAAGCTTTAAGCCTGAGATCTCGGATACCGCTCCAGAAATGGGAGCAAAGGTTGATCGCATAATCACCGGTTACAATGAGCGTACTGGAACCATCATTGCCACATTGCATAAACTAAAAGACTTTAATTTTGAAGACAAAGGTGTTGTAGTACCTAGCGAGGAGTTCTTTGATGACACTCTCTAGATATACTAAAGGAACCGAAGAAAACGTAGCTTCTTTTCAAAAGCATCAAGTTTATGATGTAGCTACAAGCTTAACTGAGTCTAAGTACATTGCCAACGACTTAGCTGATGCAAAGCGATACCAGTACCGGGCGAGAGTAGTGCTTGTAGGCAATTCTCTTGTAAAGCCTTATGAGGCCATCTATCTAGACGGGTTGCCTAATGGGCTTTCTGGATATTGGACGGTACTCTCTGTAAAACATATTTTTGGGGGAAGTCCCGCTGACTATATGATGGAAGTAGATATAGGAACTGACACTATTGGTGATACCACTGATTCAGCTAGAAATGCTACTCCTATAAGAGATATACAGGGAGAGCTATCTAATCAAGCATTAACGTCTGCTGAATCTAATTTAAAAGATTATTCTTTTGCAATTAATAGTTCTAGTTTAACCCCAACTTATGGAAAGACAGAGCCTACCTCCGTGGTAAAGCCTAGAGAAACAGCTGTACCAGAAACTGTCATACCAGAAGATCCATATTCTGTTAAACCTCCTAATTTTTCTAGAGTTAAAAGAACTGTAAAATGGGAGGCTGTATGAAATACAAGCATGTAGCCGATTCTGAATATGGCATGGACCCAGTAGGTCGTAATAGGTTTTTTGGCATATACGAAGCTAAAGTCGAAGATATTCAAGATCCCCTAAAAAAGGGACGTATTAAGGTAAAGGTATTTCAAACAACTGGTCAAGAAGTTACGGGATGGGCAAGAGCTTGCAACCCAATAATAGCTAATGCAAATCATCCAGATCATTTGCCTCACCTAGCTTCTGAAGTAGCTAATTTGCTGCAAGCACACGCGACTCACGCTACCCACTCAGCTACGGTAACAAGTGGGGCCGCATCAGCCGGTACAGCTCATACTCACCCTGTAGTAATAAGCCTTGCTCATGATGCCCACACAAACAACCATGCCGGAAAGACTCCAGATACAACCTATAAATTAACCCATGCCCACGATACAATAGCAAACACTACTCAGCGGTGGAATGATTCTCAGGAACAAAACCTAACAGCCGGGGGTTTAGACATAGACCCTATAGCTGCTGGTTTTGGCACCAATAGATCTTCTGACCCAGCTCGAGTAGCCGAACATACCCCTCATCGTTTGATCCCATATAAGGGGCAGATGGTCTGGGTCATGTTCATAGCCGGAGATCCCGAATACCCTGTTTGGATTGGAGTACAGTGAGCGCAATATCCTATCCCTTTACTCTTAGCCCACTAGGTGTTTTAGATAGTACGGAAAACCCAGTAAAAATCTACATAGATCGTTTGCTAACTTTGTTATCCACTAGTCCGGGGCAAAGGCCCATGCTTCCTGAGTATGGTACAGACGTTCTTAGAGCCCTTTACGAAAATGATAACCAACTTGAGTTTTCCATTAATCAAGCAGTAAGAAGCGCCGTGAATGTTTGGCTACCAGAAATATCTATAGAGGAAATAAACGTGTCTTTGCCAGATGAAAGTGGGTCGGCAGAAGTTGAGATCCTAGTTAAACTTCCTAATAGCACTATAACTACTCTTTCAGTAAGCACGGCAATTTTTAATATAGACGGAACTATCTCAGCAACGGAGTTATGATGGCTAACGAAATACAAATAGACTATACCTCTAGAGATTTTGCGGCACTAAAAAATGACCTTATAAATCTTATAAATGCACGTACTCAGCTTGACTGGGATGCGTCTGATCCATCTGATTTGGGTGGAGTTCTTGTAGAGGCTTTTGCTTATATGGGCGACATAATGTCCTATTACCTGGACAGAGTAGCTAATGAAACCACTGTTGACACCGCTGTTCAAAGATCTACCCTATTAAATTTTGCTGAGTTGTATGGCTACAAACCCTCTGGTCCTACCCCAGCCACAGTATCTGTAACTTTTGAAAATATAAGCACAGCGGCTATAGATATACCTATTGGTACTCAAGTTATGGCCCCGCTGTTATTTGGTCCGTATACAGAAGTTTATTTTGAAACTACTCAAGCTGCAATTCAGCTTCAGCCAAATCAAGAAATAACCTTGACTGCAAAAGAAGGTAAAACAGTAAATACAGATCGCCCAGATCTTATCAATCCTAGCAATAATAAGCCACTTCCTTCAAGCCTAGGAACTTCTAGCGGAGAGTCTAATCAAGAGTTCACGATTACTGATATTGGCGTAGTAGATGCGTCTCTAATAGTGTATGTAGGCCAGGGAGCTGCATTTGCCCCATGGACATACACAGACAGCTTGTCTAACGCTAGTCCAACGGATCTAGTATTTACTACGTCTCAAAATGAAGATGGAAGTTTAACAATTGTATTTGGGGATGGAATTAATGGTTCTATCCCTGCTACGGGACAGCTAATTAGCGCTCTGTACAAAACAAGCGTAGGAGAAGCAGGAAACGTAGTTTCTAATGCTATATCTGAAGTAACGTTCATTCCAGGAAACATAGACCCAGAAGCTATTTCATATTTAACCGCTACTAACTCCGCAGCCGCATTTGGTGGAGCAGACGCAGATGACAACACCCAGCTTAGAAATAAAATTAAAGCTGCAATTATTGCTAGACGTCGAGCAGTAACCCTAGATGATTACAAGTACATAGCGCTACAAGTACCTCAAATTGGAAAAGTAAACGCGGTAGGGGCAGTCTATAGCTCCATCACTCTTTACATCCAACCTCAAAATGACGGCACTAGTACCCCAGGAATCCAGAGTGGAAACCCAACAACAGCTTGGACAGATCTTGCTTCTAATGTAAGTCTGTATATGCAGGACAAGGTTCCTGTTGGAACAACTATTACTACTCAACCGCCTACATATGTGCCTTTATACGTTTCACTATCAGTAACCGTAAACCCGTCTTACAGAAACAACACTGTTAAGCTAAACCTTATCAAAGCTTTCTTAGACGATAATCAGCTTTTTTCATTTGAACAAAACACCTTTGCAAGATCTATAGCTTTCTCTAAAGTAATAGCTACAGCTGCTGGAATTGAAGGTGTAGAGTCAGTAACCGTAACAAAGTTAAATACGGACAACGGTGCCTCTGCCGGCAATATTTCCCTAACCGCTAGCCAAATCCCATTTCTTTTACCGGACAACCTGATTATCACGACAACTGGTGGACTATCGTGAGAAAATACCAAAAACTAGGAAGAGGTATCTAAAATGCCAGCATCATATCCCTCAAGTATTCGTACATTTACGAACAAGGTTGACCTTGTAGATACCGTACTTGCCGACCACGTAAACGCCATCCAGGACGAAGTACGTGCTCTAGAAATAGTTCTTGGAGCTACAGCTCTAGGAGGAAACCCGCTAACCTCTACCTATACCGGCACGTTCTCTACCACTACTGAGTGGACAAGCTTAGATCAGCGCATCAATAATATTGAAGCTGGATTAGTTAGCGGAACTGGTATCAATAGCCCATACGTTAAAAAAGCCGGCGACGCTATCCAACCTACAGCTGGAACTGTCGGCTTAGTCATTAAAACTATTTCTGGAACTTCTAATATTTTTGAAGCCAGGGCTTCTGATAACACTTTGGGTTTTAATATAAACAGCGCAGGCATACCAAAAGTGAACGCGGCAAATGTATTATACGTAGGCAGTACTGAATACAACACACTAAATAACACAGCGAACACCGCACTAGCTCAGGCTGAAGCGGTAAGGTTTGATCCGTTTTTACTTGCAGGGATGTAAATGGCTAAGTATTCGTTTGCTCCATACGGCTTACCCAAATACGGTGAAATAGAAAACACCCGTGTCTATAACAACGTAAATTTAAGAGCCTGGTCCTATGACTATCAAACAGTTTCTATAGTTTGGGGTTCTGTAACCAGCGACCCTGCTGACTACATTATTGCCCAGGTTGTTTCTATTGTGTTAGAAGATAACGTTGTTACCGTAACCACTGCGTCTGCTCACAATTTTATTGAGAACCTTCCAGTAAACATAAGCGGAACTTTAGAGGCTACAAACGGAAACTATACAATTAGCTCTATCCTCTCACCCACTACTTTTACATATACTAAGTCAAACGCAGATATCCCGCTGACCACAATAGATCCGGTAGGCTCTGCAACAGTTGGTCGCCCCACTCATTGGAAATTGATTAAGAGCTACGCAGGTGCCCCTAACAACCCATACGACGGTGTTTTGGTAGACGGCGATCTTATTACTAACTATCGTCTGTCTAAGATTGATTTTGACACCATAAGTGAGGGGTCAGAAGTAACCTATTCTTTTTGGATCTTTAACGGAATTCGTTGGATTAATTGCGGAAGCGCTAGAGCTGTCTTAATAAGTCAAACTGATACTTTAAATAAGATAAGCAAGTGGATTCCTAGATCTTGGCTTAACGAACCAGGAGATGCTACCGGTGAGCCAGAAGATTCCGACCTGTATAACACACTATCAGCTTATGCATTTGAATACGATAAGTTTAGAACAGAGGCTGAACTTCTGTATAAAAGCTCAAACTATCAGTATCTTCCATCTGCTATATTAAAAAATAAAATAACAGACCTTGGTTTTAGCTATGAGCCTGCTCTTGGCGATCTATATCACAGAGCTTTATACGGCTCTGGAAACATTATTAATAGCTTAAAGGGAACCCCTTCGGGAGTAAAATCTTATACAACTGCTTTGACTCACTGGACTAACGAAGTAGTAACTGGGCACAACTTGATGCTGGATTATAACGATTCTTCTTTTGAAGAATCTACTGGTAGGTGGACAGCTGACGTTGGAGATTTTGATAGACACACTTTTGCAAACTCTTTATCAGAACTAGGAGTAGCGGTAACGGCCCCATCTCCAGGCCTGTACGATCTTTTATTTCCTCCTAGAGGAAACGCATTTGCTAGAGCTCATGGTCACAACTCTCCAGAAACCCTCAGTTTAGGTGAAAGCAATCCTGTGCTTTATGGGATACCTGTAACTCCAGGAAAAAGATATTTATTCACTGGTTGGACAAGATGTGCGGTATCTAACAAAGTAGGTTCAGTACAGGCAAGAATTAACTGGCATGATGGGTCTGGAACGCTAATATCCTCTGAAACATACAGCTCTGCGTTACAGGTTAGCACTACGTGGCAAGAATTTAATTCGGGGTCTGTTGCTGGGCGTAATGGAAAAATAGCTCCAGAAGATGCTGCTTACGCAACTTTAAATATATTGCTAACTCCTATAGACAATCAAGTAGAGTTCTATCTAGATATGCTTCAATTTGCAGAGGCTCAATACAGCTTAGAGTATCAAGACGCAAGACTCGTTCAGGTAGTTGTTTCTGGAGAATCTGAAAACCTAATACCTAACCCTACTTTTGAAGGAGGATTGGGTGGTTGGTATTCTCTTAACTCAACCATAAGTCAAGACTTTAATGCCCCAGCTACTTCCGTAGTATACGGAGACTGCGTAGTTAAACTTACTGCTACAACTGATCAAGACAGAGTAGCTTTAGTATCCGATTGGATCCCCGTAGATCCAGGCAAAAGCTATACATTTAGTATTTACGTTAGTGGGTCTGCCCATAATGCTATTGCAAGAATTGAGTACTCTGTGCCACAAAGCATTGATGAACAGACTACAATCCTTTCAGATGAAGACGGGCAATACTACGCTCAAACACCATATATCGTAGACTCTGCGCCTGCAGAAATAGACTCAATTGCTCAAAGAATATCTGTAAGCTCTATATCTCCAGTGTTCTCTCAAGATTCTGGTAAACCTATTGCAAAAGTGTCCGTGTATATAGACACTGCAGACATAAACGACACCTTTTATTTTGATTCTGCGTTATTTCAACAAAACTCAGAACTAGATGCATTTTTCTGCGGAGACGGTGCTCCTACACCTATATCTCCTATAACAGAGACTTTTTTTGACATAGAAGACTGCCGTTGGGAAACTAAGAGTGTTTTAAATTACGTACCTACTCCCTCTTTAGAAACAACAACTGGTTGGACAGCAGGTTCTGGATCTACGCTTACTTCTGTTTCTGAAGTTCCAGCTTTATTTGGAAATAAACAGGGCAAGATAAGTAAAGCTGGCGGTGGAGAAGTGTCTACTACCGTATATTTGCCATATGCGGCAATAGGTGGAGAAGATGTAGTAGTTTCAGCCTATGTAAGAAATAAGGCGGGAACCTACTCCATCAGCACTACAGGACAGGCCGCAGGAAATTTCATAGTAACTGAAGCTAATAAAGACGAATGGACAAGAATACACACTAAAAGAATTTTGCCTGCGGGAGAGACGTCGTTTACTCTATCCATATCTTTATCTACAGGTAATGGAGCAGCAGCTGTGTTTTATTTTGATGGAGTACAGGCTGAGTTTGGAAGAATACCTAGCAAGTTTACAGATCCAGCATCTCCAGAAACCATTACAAGACCTAATCTACTTAACCCTTCTGTAAACATGTACGCTATGAAGTACGAGAGTAGAAATGGTGGAAAAAGTCTTTACTGGACAACATACGCAGATAAATACGCCCGTCTATACACAACTCTATCTAGAGTCATGCCTAATGGAAGTACCTGGGCAATTGTTCCAGGTAAGAGTACTCTTTCATTCCCAGAGCTAGAAGATTCGTTAATACCCTCTGCGTCTTTTGAAAACGATTTAGGATCTTGGGCGGGAATATCAGCGAACTTAACAAGATCTATTCCTCGAGGTACCTTATTTGATGAAACTTCCACACACGGAACTGCGTTTTGTAGGGTAAACGCAACCGCAAGCTCTACTTTTGGTATAACCTCAGGTGATATTTCTGTTAAAAGCCAAAGAGGTTACTATGCTTCAGCAGCTATACGTCCAGAAAACGTGGACGCTTTTGGAGACTACACTATAACAGTAAACTTCTATGACGAGTTTGATGTTCTGATTCTAATTAAGACCTCAACTATTGAGTTACGCCGAAATGATCGCTGGGCATATATAGCGACCTTTGCGACTAACGCAGAGACAATTGGCGCATCTTATGCTGAGGTTCGTATAACAGCTGACGTAGACACTCCAGAGCCGGGGCATACCTTCCATGTTGACAGGGTAGTTTTCAGAGAGTAAAGTCGAAGCATGACAACTCTGGTACTTTCTGCTCTAGCCACTGCTTCAATTCTTACCGCCATAGAAGGCTTAATTTTGCCTATTGGAAAGTGGCGAGGCTTAGTAGCTTTACTCGGTGGAATGATCTTCCCTTTCATTCTAGGAGTTCATGACTATACCTTGGTTGTCTACGCTCTAGCCACAACGTTTGTCGGTTTGACATTATCCCTAGCAGTAGAGCAAGCTTTTACCGGAGTGTCGGTAAGACAAATGCGTGGCTTGCCGAATAGGATCGATCGACTATAAGATCTGCTTAAGGAGGGAAAATGCAAGCACCTAATCTAAACCCATATCTTTCTGGTATGGCTCGTGCCCTATGGATGGTTTACGCAACCGTGGGCAGACCCATGTCTACAGAAGAAGTTATTGAATCTAATTACATGAACGAAGGCAGAGATGCCATACGAGCTGCAGCCTCAGAGCTGAAGCGTACAGGGTACATCAAAGCATTCAAAGAACAAGTTGCAGGAGGCCGTTGGGTAACAACTCTACGGTTTACACCTATGGGTCAGCACTACTTAGACCTGTTCAACTGGAATTATCAACCGATGCCTGGAATCCCGACCGTCGGTGAACCAGGCACTACTAGTAAGCTAGATAGCAGTAATAGATTAGAAATACTACGTATTTCTAATCTAGGCGCTGACGCGCCAAGAGAGGAGATTATGCCCTGGCCAATAGATGAACCTCAGCCAAAAAAGAAGCGAGAACTAGACACGGACTACGAAGTAGGATCTGTGGGCAAAGTCGAAGACAAGATCGCTAAACGAAACGCTAAGTACAAGAAGACTACGATTGAGTCAACACCTGCCGTGATGCGCCGATACGAAAAGCCGGAAGATCTCTGGGATACCAAAGACCTCATTGGCGAGTTTTATGATTTGGTTAAAGAACACGCTCCCGGCGTACCTAGTCAGGTTAACGGCAAATATCTTGCTACTTGGATTAATGATCTTGTTGGCAAAGGAACTCCACGTGTGGCAATACTAAAAGCTATGCGGATGTTCTTTAGCGATCCTAGACTTTACAGCGACGCTGGAGTTGGCCATCCACTTTACAGAAGATTCTTTCAGTTCTACCCTACGGTTCACGGTAAGGTAATCCAACCTGAGGTGAAGGAGTATGTAGATGATGACTTTGCGGCTCATCAAGAAAAGATGCTTAAACTTCTTGGTGGCAACTGATGTATAGTTTAAATACTATAGCTCCTAGCATTCGCTCCTACATCAACAAGGCTAGTCTCCCAATGAAAACCGTTGGGTTGGAGCTTTCTGACCTCCGGCCTTATGAAGGCAATGTTGTAGACGGGGTCAAGAAGTGGATAGATCTGGTCAATTCCGGCAAGGTCATAAAAGCCGTTGGGGAGCCCACCTGCGGTATGGGTCTGCTTCTGATCGGTAATCCAGGTCACGGGAAGACTACTCTGGCCTCTACGGCCCTCCAGGAGCTTCTACGGGGCATTCCTAGAGAGGTCCTAGGGTCTCTTGAAAGGTCCCCAGCCCGTCCAGCGTACTTTACAGACTATCCAAGGTTCCTAAGGCTTCAGAAGCGTCAATGGGAGCCAGACTCAGACGATCTAGAAGCCACCCTGGTAGACGGCATTTACGGGGATAACCCGGATCACTTAAACGTAAAGATTCTGATCCTCGATGATCTCGGCAAGGAATACCGAAATGTATCGGGTTGGTCTGAGAATACTTTTGACGCTCTATTGCGTTCTAGGTTTAATGCTGGACTACCTACCATTATCACAACAAACATTCCGTTACAACAATGGGCAGACGTATACGGCAGTCCTATGGCAAGTTTTGCACACGAAGCTTTTTTCCCATATGTTATTACTTCCAAGGAAGGGGATAGAAGAAAACTATGAAAACCATTCAGTTCTTTTTAGGTCTTACAGGAGTAGAAGAAGTTTTAACTGATACGGCGGCAAATCTTTCATGCACTTGTGAGGGTTTTAAGCAACGTAAAAAGTGCAAACACGTAACTTGGTGCGAGACGAGTTTAGCTAATGGCGTTTTCCCAATACAGGTAGACAAGGCAACTCCAGATTCTGCAATAAAAAAAGCAAAAGAATCTGATGATGAATTTAGAAATTTACTTATGAAGTACGGAAAGATAGAGGTTATTTAATCTTGAAAGGGGGGGATATCTCAAACGAAGTTCCGCTAAGAGTTGCGGTTACTTTAGATTGCATAATAGATAAAAAGCCTAACGTTAAGCGAGTATTTGGTATCCCTGTTTTTGAAGAAGAGATTACTTACAACCGTCAGGCTCTGTCTTTATTTTGGAGATACGCAAATAGGTACAACTACGTCCTTGAGTTGGTTGGTTTTGGATATACAAAAAAAGAAATGAAAGAGATTCAAGACGATCTTGACAATTTAGGCACCAACCCTTTTAATTACTACGTTTGTTATCAGTCTGTGTCAGACCTGGTTCGTGAGCTTCCTTATAGGCCAGAGCTAATGGGAGTTGTGGATTTGCCTGACAGGGGTCTAAGATACGGCAGCAGATTTATAGATATCGGTAGGAGCATTTAGTGGCAGCGGATAACGAAGTACGGCTTATATCAAAAGCCATACGTGATAGAGACATCGCGCCATTGCTAGAGCGCGGTATCCGCGACGATTGGTTTTATGTAGACGATAACCGAGCTGTATGGAGATTCATACACGATCATTGGAAGAAGTACAGCGAAGTACCTACCGCGGTAACAGTAAAAGATAACTTCCCAACATACAGGCTTTTAGATGTACAAGATAGTTCTTTATATCTTCTAGATCAGTTAATTGAATATAGAAAACGTCAGAAGACTATAGAAGTAGTTCAGTTAGCTGCAGACGCTATTTCTTCTGGAGACCATCACGAAGCTCTCACTCTTATGGGTGCTGGTGTTGCAAAGTTAACTGAAGAAGGCGTATCTCAAGTAACTGATATAAACCTTACAAGAGATCCTTTAAAAAGATTTGATGAGTACCTTAATGTAAAGACCAGGCCTAACGGTTTACTTGGAATGGCTACCGGTTTTCAGGTTATGGACTTTGCTACTGCTGGTTTACAGCCAGGACAGCTCATCACAATTATTGCTCCACCCAAGACTGGTAAATCAGTTCTGGCTATGCAAATGGCAGTAAACGTACACGAAGACGGGTTTGTTCCTATGTTCCAATCTTTTGAGATGAGCAACATAGAGCAACAACGTCGTCATGATGCGATGCGTGCTCACATCTCCAGTGGTCGTTTAATGCGTGGGGCACTTAAGCCTGAAGAAGAAATACGATACAAGCGGACCTTGGAGAAGATGGAGAACATGCACAACTTCTTCCTAACCGAGTCCGTGTCAGCTCAGACCATAAGCACTTTATCTTTAAAGATAGAAAAGCTTCAGCCCGATATTATTTTTGTTGACGGCGTTTACTTGATGGTAGATGAGATGACAGGGGAGATGACTACTCCTCTAGCTCTTACAAATATAAGCAGGTCTATGAAGCGCCTCGCACAACAGCATGAGAAGCCAATAGTTATTACTACTCAGGTGCTGACTCACAAGATGCGTAGAGGACAGGTAACTGCAGATTCCATTGGTTACTCATCATCTTTCTTCCAAGACTCAGACGTTATATTTGGATTACAGCGGCAAGACGAAACAGATGACACTTCTAGATTGTTAAAAATTGTTGCAAGTCGCAACTGTGGCCCTGCGGAAGTAGAGCTACTCTGGGATTGGGAAGAGGGAAGGTTTGAGGAATATGGATCTTCATTATCCGTATGATGGCCGTCAGCTC